ACGGCAACGCGCAGGTCTCCGGCGACGCGCGGGTCTCCGGCAACGCGCAGGTCTACGGCGACGCGCGGGTCTCCGGCAACGCGCAGGTCTCCGGCGACGCGCGGGTCTACGACGCCGCTGACTATGCCGTCGTCAAAGGGTTTGGCAGATGTTTCCGCACGACCACATTTTTCCGCTGCAAGGATAAAATTCTTCGCGTACAGTGTGGTTGCTTTTATGGTGATTTGGCGCAGTTCCGTGAGATCGTCAAGAAAACCCACGGCGATAGCAAATACGCCAAAGAATATCTCGCAATTGCCGACTTGATGGAGCTGCATTTTTCTGATGAGTGTGGAGGTGAACAATGAACGATGGGAAAATTCATTGATTTAACCGGAATGCGTTTTGGGCGTTTGGTAGTTTTGAAACGCAGCCCTGATGCAGGGAAAGGCGTGAAATGGATTTGCCGATGTGATTGTGGGAATACCACAGCAGTATATGCCGCTAAATTGAAAAACGGGCATACACAATCTTGTGGATGTTTGCAAAAAGAAAGAACAAGTTTGGCTTGCCGTAAGGATTTAACAGGTGAAACTTTTGGTAGGCTTACAGTTTTGCATGCGGCTTGCAGAACGCCATATGGGCATTATCGTTATGTCTGCCAGTGCGATTGTGGAAACATTATCACCGTTGATGGAGCCAATCTTACTTCTGGCGCTACAAAAAGCTGTGGATGTTTCCGCAAAGAGGTTACGCGAGAATTAAAACTATCTCATGGAATGGTTGGAACGCGGATATATAGATGCTGGCGGAATATGTTCCAACGATGCTATTCGCCTAAAAACAAAGAATATAAGAATTATGGCGGACGAGGAATCTTTGTTTGTGAAGATTGGCACGATTTCAAGAAATTCTATGCTTGGGCAATAGCTAACGGATATCGAGATGATTTGACGATTGACAGAATCGATGTCAACAAAGGCTACTGCCCAGAAAATTGCCGATGGGCAGATTGGTACACACAAGCAAGAAACCGAACAAATAACGTTTTTATAACGATTGACGGTAAAACAATGATTCAGGAAGACTGGGCTAGAGAGCTTAATATTTCGTCCGCAACACTTAGGAAACGGCGAAAAAAGAATGTTATATCGGAATCCAAGCCCACAAAGGCCGCGAAGCCTTCCGGCTGCTGTGTTTGAAAGCTTTGTGAAAGGAGAGAAACATATGAACGATAAAAGCGTAACCAGTTTTGGGAATACCACTGTTGCCCAGACGGCACATGAGATTGACCTGAAAGTCGGCCCCGACATCAAGATTCCGCCGGAGGTCACATTCAAGGACGTGAAGAATGAAACTGTCCTTGGTGACCCGAACAACATGCACATCACAACCGGCCACTTCAATTTGTCCGATTTGAAGAAAAGGAGTGAAACGCATGAGTAAGGAAGATGTGGCGTTGTCCTTATCCGTTCTGGCCCTTGCAATCAGCATTATGGGGGCCGTGAGGTTTTGAAAGGAGGGGAGCATATGCCCCGTGAAAAGCCCCATTACCAAGAAACCCTTGTAGACATTCGCGCCCGCGCTGCTGAACTTTACCCCGGCGAGCTGCTGTTTGGCTCCACAAAGGTTGCCAAGATTCTTGGCAAATCTCGTGGCTGGGTATGGCAGCATTACGGTAGCTTACGTGATTTGACCGTTGAACAAATTGCAAGCCTTATCTGCTGATTTCCGACACACAAGCGTTGGAAAGGCGGAAACAACAAGAAAGGACACTAACATGAATGCAAACAAAAAGAGCCGCCCAGTGTACTGCAATACACTGAACGGCAAAAAACGTGAAATTTTCCGGTTCCACAAGTCCATTTTAGCCCATATTGTTCCGGTTTGCAAGTGCTTTGCAAACTTTACCCTGCTGGGTTGTGCAATTGGCACCATTTGCGCCTCTGCTGGCCTTGCAGAGGGTGGCGGGGTCGCATCTTTGGCCGGGCTTATTGCCTGCCTGCTGGGCGGATGGGCCGCTATTACGCTGCGGGAGGTATTGGCGTGAACCCTTTTGAGATTGAGATGGCATTTGAATACAATGACCCGCAAAAATACCAGGTGTTTTTTGAAACTGTCCAAACCGCAATCCTGGACACGAACAACAGCGAACAATGGAAATACAGCCAGATTCGCGCCGCCTACTGCGCTGCAATGAGCGGCATGGCAAAACGACTGGATGAATTGGAGAAAGCAAACAATGATCGAGCTTGATTTTCCCGGCTGCGGCGCGGCTGATGAATACGGCCACCCCATTATGTGTGAGGATTGCATTTGGGGCGAAACGTGCATTGATAGCACGGTAAGGGAGGATAACGATGGAACTGAAGAACTATAGCATTAAAGCCACAGGAAGCCTTTACTGCTCGGAAGGATTTGCAAACATCTGTGTTGATGGGCAATCCTATGGCATTGAAAAACTAATCTGCGAGATGATGAAAAGCCTGAAAAAGGAAGAAAATCTCGGCATTGAAACGTGCGGAACACTGAGTATCACGTTCACCAGAGAGGCTGAAAAGTTGACTGTGAACGGGACTGTGAAAAGGGAGGAAAAGGCATGAGCGTGTTTGAAGCGCTTTCTAAGATTCAATCTGAATTGAAAGCACCCAAGAACCTTTACAACTCTTTCGGAAAGTACAAATACCGGAACGCTGAAAGCATTCTTGAAGCGGCAAAACCTCTCTGTGCAAAATATGGTTGCACGCTGACCGTTATGGACGATATTGTACTTATCGGAAGCCGCTATTACGTCAAGGCCATTGCCACAGTAACGGACAAAGAGGGAAACTCCACCGGTACCACAGCTTTTGCCCGCGAGGATGAAACCAAAAAAGGTATGGACGGCGCACAGATTACCGGTACAGCATCCAGCTATGCCAGAAAATATGCGTTGAATGGCCTGTTTTGCATTGATGACACAAAAGACCCTGACAGTGATGAATACCACAAGCAGACGAGCGCAAACGTAGCACCAGAACAGCCAACCAAAGGCGATATTCAGTCCAGCGAGGCCGAAGCAAGCGAATATGTCAAAGCCCGCGCTACACTAACAGCTGCAATTACCGAGTATTGCGCCAAATCAAAACATACACGAAATGAAGTGCTTGACGCTTTGAAAGCCGTTCCCGGCGGGACAATGAAAACGTTGGACGGCTGCAATGCGCTGATTGCACAGATTCAGGAGTGGAGCAAATGAGTCATACAATCAACATCGCGGATGCTACCTTGATGGGTGAGATTTTGATGCTTCGTCTTAAAAGCAAGCCGGACATGGAAGAAGCGCAGAACTTTGCGAACGAAGTCAAATCCGGCCCCGGCAAGCTGTTTGCAGGTGTTTTTGGCGAGGTACGGAAAAAGCGCAGCCTGACTTCTAACGCTTATGCGTGGACACTCATGAACCAGCTTGCAGAAAAGCTGAAAAAGCCTGCTGTTGAGATTTACCGCGACCTTGTGCGGGATGTTGCAGGTGCAAGCGATATCGTCACCATCAAGCAGGAAGCAATAGAAACCTTTAAGCGCGGATGGGAAAGCCAGGGACAGGGCTGGCAGGTTGTTTTGCTTGACACCATGCCTACACCAAACGGCACGTTCTGCACTCTGCAATGCTGGTATGGTTCTAGCGTATACGACAGCAAGCAAATGCACCGCCTGTTGGAACTGATTGTGCAGGAGTGCCAGCAGCAGGGAATCCCCACAATGACACCGGACGAAATTGCAAAGCTGAAAGGACTGACGGACGATGAAGCAAACAAACGATGAATTTGTGCAGGCTTTTCGCAAGGCATCTGATTCCGCATCGCGGCTTTTTTTTACATCTTTTGAATCCGTAAGCAAAGATGACATTAAGAGCATGACAACGCTTGCTTTTTACGCTGGGAAGGTTGCTGCTTTTAATGATATCAAAGACATGCTTAAAAATTGAGGAAAAGCAAGAATGAAAAACGAATTTGGCGTTGTGCTTGATTCCAACGGCTATGCACCATCCATCATGCCAAACAAGAAAGACATGTTCGGCCACCCACAGTGTTATTGCTGCCTTAACGGCCACGCTTTGGTACGGCATGAAGTGCTCTACGGCCAGAACCGGACAAAAAGCAAAGCTCTTGGCCTGTGGATTTTGGTTTGCCCGGATTGTCACAGGTGGATTCACGGCGAAAAGCAGTGCTGGCCCAGGGTGGAAGGGCTGGATGCCGGGATGCGGCTTGAACTTAAAAAGACCGCACAGCGCATGGCAATGATGGATTACAGCTGGACAAAGGAAGAGTTTGCCCGGCGGTTTGGAAAGAATTATTTGGAGGATTAAAGACATGTTGAATGTAGTTGCACTTATGGGAAGACTGGTTGCTGACCCTCAGCTGCGCCAGACTACAACAGGTAAAAATGTTGCATCGTTCCGCGTTGCGGTAGACCGGGGGCGCAAGGATGCCAACGGCCAGAACCAGGCGGATTTCTTCGACATTGTGGCATGGGACAAGAGCGCAGAGTTTGTCTGCCGCTATTTTCAGAAAGGTTCCATGATCGCCGTTGAGGGCCGTTTGCAGAGCCGGAACTATCAGGACAAGAGCGGCAACAACAGGAACGCCGTAGAGGTGGTTGTAAGCAACGTTTCGTTTGCAGGCAATAAAGAACCCGCCCAAAGTCAGAACGTGGCTAATAGGGCCGTTTCTGCGCCTGTGGTGGCAAACAATGAGTACGAGCCGATTGAAGATGACGGTGATCTCCCGTTTTGAGCTGTGAAACCCTAATATCTCAGGAGAATAAAAAATGAGCAATGAGGGTTATATCAAAATTTATCGCCAAATACGTGATTGGAAATGGTACTCTGACGGCCCTACAAAAGATGTTTTCTTGCATTTGCTTGTAACGGCAAGTTTTGAAGATAAATTTTATCGAGGAATCGCGGTAAAACGCGGACAGTCTGTTTTGACTGTCGAAGAAATTAGAGAAGAGACGGGCCTCACAGTACGTCAAATTAGAACTGCGATAAACAGGCTAATTTCGACAAACGAAGTGACAAAGCAAGCCACATATAAATTTACCGTGTACACGATAAATAACTATGAGCATTACCAGAGCGGCGGCAATCTTAGTGACAAACCAACGACAAACCAACGACAAACCAACGACAAACCTTTAGATACTAAGAATGTAAAGAATGTAAAGAATGTAAAGAATACCCCCTATACCCCCCAAGGGGGTGACGCGATTTCTCCTCAATTTGACACCTTCTGGTCAGCCTATCCCAGGAAGACAGGCAAGGCAGATGCACGCAAGAAATTTGAGAAGCTTGTTACTGACGAATCTACCTTGTCCGCAATCCTGAAAAGCCTTGAGTATCTCAAGACCACAGAACAGTGGCAGAAAGATAGCGGCAAGTATATTCCGTATCCTGCTACCTGGCTGAATCAAAAACGCTGGGAAGACGAAACAGCGCAGCCGCCTGCTGAACCCCGCAAGTCTGAAGACCTGATTCCTATCTATGACCGGGAATACACACGTGAGGAACTGATTAACGGAGTTGTTCCAAAGCTCATTGGGTGGAAGGAGGCAGGCAAATGAATACAGCTGTTGCGGAAAAAGCCGTTATCGGCATCATGCTGATAGAACCTGACCGGCAAAGTGAAGCGTTCAAAAGCCTTACAGCGCAGATGTTCAGCATCAAAGACCTGGGTGATATCTTCCTGCTTTGCAAGGAACTTGATCGCAGAGGGGAACGGGCGGATGCAGTATCGATAATATCACGCTGCAAAGAAAACATCAAGGCGATTGCTTACGAATGCGCCCAGACAGTTCCATCGGTGAGCGGATTTAACACCTACATCAACTGTGTCCTGGATGGATACCGGAAGCGGCTGATGATTGCCAAGATGGGCGAACTTGTGGCATCGGATGCAGACGCGGATGAAATGTTCGGCGCGGTTGCCGCCATGATGGAAAAGCAGCAGCACATCATGGAGCACCAGCGCCAGCGCAGCGCAAAGGACTTTGCTGATGGCATAGAGGACTTCCTGCAATGGCTGAAAAAACCGAATGACAACATCCAAACAGGTTTTGGAACGCTGGATAAGCTGACCGGCGGACTTGTACGAAGCGGTGTAACAGTGATTGCTGCCCGGCCCGGCAAAGGCAAATCAACACTGGCCCTGCAAATGGCGGCGCAGATATCGCAAAGCTGCCTGACGCTGTACCAGTCAATGGAAATGAGCCGGGAACAGCTTTACACAGCAATCTTTTCCCGATGGGAACAGATCGACAGCATCCGCATCACAATTCATGCGCTGACCGAAGAGGAAGAAAGCAAGATTGCAGAGGATGCAGAAATCCTGAAAAGGCGGTACAAGCTGATTCTGGATGATTCCAGCCTGACCAGCCTTGCAGACGTTGAACTGACCATCAAGGAGCGAAAACCGGAAGTGGTTGTCATTGACCATCTGGGACTTGTGGCACCACCGAACGCCAAAGAAAAGCGCAATGACGAATTAGCGGCCCTTACACGGGGATTAAAGCAGCTGGCAATGAAATATCATATCTGCATCATTGAGCTTGTACAGGCCGCGAGAGCCGCCGACACGGGACTTATCAAGATGTCCGACATGTTCGGCTCCGCCACCATTGAACACGATGCAGACATGATTCTTGCCATTAACCCGGAACACTACACCAAATTGCGAGAACAGCGGGAAGAAGACCCGCCAAGCGAAAGCGATGTCGTGATTGAGATCGTCAAGAACAGGCACGGCGCTTGCGGACAGCTTGATTTTGCGTGGGTGAAGCCGTTCCATCTATTTTGTGAGGTGACAAACGTTGACTAACCGAGAAATGTACATGCAGCTTGCACAGACTTGCACAGAAAAAACGATTGAACTTGACCGGGAAATGGAAAAATACGGCGAGAAGTTGATGAAGTGCGCTTATGACGCAGCACAATGGAAGCTGAAAGCAGCGGAATTCCGGGCAAAGGCACGGGAGGAAGGCATGTGATCTACAAGTACACCATCCCGTTGCCGCCGGTCACGAAAAAGAACTCACAACGCATTTTGGTGAATCAAAAAACGGGAATGCCGTTCATAGCCCCTAGCAGCGCCTATAAGCGCTACGAAGAGCAAGCCATATACTTTCTTACCCCAAAGCCGAAAACCCCGCTGGCGGGGCGCTGTCGCGTTGTGACAGTGTTCTACATGAAAACCAGAAGAAAATGTGACGTATCGAACTGCTTGGAGGCTGCCCATGACCTGCTTGTGAAAGGCAGAATCCTTGCGGATGATAATTACACGATCATCGAATCGGTTGACGGAAGCCGGGTGAAGTACGACAAAGACAATCCGCGAACTGAAATAACGATTGAGGAATTGGAGGAATAATAAATGCCGGAAACGAAAAAGAAGGTTGTTCCACTATCTGAAAGAGAAACGATTATTACATACAACGATGCAGAGAAAACCGCCAACGTGTACACGATGAACCGGAAACTATCACGTAAACTTTTGGCTATGGCGCAGGAATACCCAAGTTTGGTGAAATTCGTGCGCAAATACCCGGATAGCGCAGTCGAATACGAGCTGCCCAAGAAAAGTATCAACGTGCGCAAACCGCGCGTAAAACGCGTTATAAACGTGCCTGAAACACCCAACTATGGGAAAGAGGAATTAGAAAAGCAATCATTTGTGAACTGTATGGAAGCATGGAAAGGTGGAAACATGGAAAGTGAGTGAAATGACATACAAAGTTCTTGTTGCCTGTGAAGAATCCCAGACCGTTTGCAAGGCATTCCGTGCCAGAGGATTTGAATCATACAGCTGCGATATTCAGGAACCGTACGGCGGACACCCAGAATGGCACATCTTGGGCGATGCCCTTAAAGCTATTGAGGGGGGACAAGTCGTAACAATGGACGGCAAAACGCACGATATTGGAAAATGGGATTTGCTGATTGCACACCCGCCTTGCACATATCTTAGCAATGTTGCAACGCGTAGTTTTTCTTTGCGGTGCACAGTACCAGAAAAGGTGGTTGCACGGTGGGTTGAGAGGGCAAAAGGCGCGGTATTTTTTATGCGATTTTTCGCAGCAAACGCGGAGCGAATAGCGATCGAAAATCCCATAGGATTTATGAACACGGCGTATCGAAAACCAGACCAAACGATTCACCCATATATGTTCGCAAAATCTACAGAAGATACAGAAAATTACGTTACAAAAGCAACATCGCTTTGGCTGGTTAATCTTCCGGTGCTACATGGAACAGGGCTTCCAAAGCCTGACAACGCAGTATTGTTTGGCAGGCTGCCGAGCGGAAAGGCGCGGACGTGGGAAGATACTATCAGCCGTTCGGGAAAAGTCAGAAGCAAAACTTTTCCTGGCATCGCTCAAGCAATGGCCGAACAATGGGGAAATTACATCAGGAACGGAGAATAAAAAATGACCGGAACACTATCCGCCCCATGCGAGCGCTGCCCGGAACGCCACGCGCTATGCCATAGCACTTGCAGCAGGTATCTTGCATACCGCGCCAAGATGGATGACATCAGCAAGCAGCGCATGCAGGCGCAAGCGCTGAACGAAGCGGATGTGCTCAGGGGAGACAAAATCCGGCGGGATGTGAGGAATCACGGCCTGCCGGGCCACAGGAGGAGATAAACATGAAAGCCAAAATACAGCTCCCGGCCTGCTACAAAAAAGAAGCGGAAGCTTATATTGCAAAGCTTGAAGCTGAATCAATCGCAAGGGTGCATGAGGAAGTGATGAAAGAACGGCAGGATATTGCCTTGAGGTCACTGTATTTATGCCTACTGGCCTGCTATCAGGTGGGACTGAAGCCGTCCACGCTGGTTAAAATCCAGAACGCCATGAGCGGCCCTGTTACGGAAAAGTATTCCAGCTACCGCATTGACCAGCTGGCTGACACATGGGCGCAGGTTACGCTGCAAAACATCGGGGTTGATGTGGCTGAAACGGGGGAGCAATTATGAGCTTTGAAACACCTGAAAACATGGATAAATGTTGCAGCACTTGCCGATGGAATGAACCGTTCAACGGTGTGTGCTTCAATGCTGACAGCCCGCATTGCGCCGACTTTTGGGATGACGGATGCGAAGAATGGGAAGGAGGGCCGGATGACTTTGTTCAATAAGCTGGCTGGTAAAGCATCCGCGCTGCTGAATGCAAGCGGTATTGGATCTAATAACTGCATTGACGGCCATTGCAGCGGGTGAGGAGAATGCTGCGCTGATCTTCTCCCGCTCACGAAAGGCGAAATTAAACGGCTGCGAGATTATGCCAGAAAGCACCACTTGCAGGAAAATAAGCGCTCTTTTTTGGAAATAAAGGGCGGGCCGGATTTAAGCTGCCCATTCCGCAATGAGCACACAAAACAGTGCGATGTTTACTCTGTGCGGCCTTTGATTTGCAAAGAGTATATCTGTTCCAGGCTTTTGCAGAAGCCGATTGCTCAAACCGGTCTTACGAAAGAGAAGCGGGACATTCACTCATTACGATGGGAGGTTTTCAAGAACCCGGAATGTGAAAATCTGCTGAAAGAAGCGCAAAAGGCCGCAATGAAAAGAAGGTGAAAAACATGCGTGAAACCAAGCCTAAAATTTACTATGAGCTTATGGATGAGGAGTAATCGCAATGGGACTTGATATTACAGTCTGCCGCTGCCATACGGAAAAATGCCCGCACTGCGGCAAGCCAATCAGAGATACAATCCGCGACCATGTAGATTCTTGTGGCCGTGTCTGAGAAGAGTATCTCGAAAAAATCGGCTATTATGTGCCCTATGAAATACGAGAGAAAGAACCAGAACGAGATTTTTACGGAAAAGACATGACACTAACCGCTGAACATGCGAAACAGCTTGCTGCGTTTGCCAAAGCACACGAACTATACAACTGGGCAAGCATTGTGGAGCTGGTAGATCGCGCCATAGAAAACGGAGATTTTGTAGTTATAAACGCAGATTGGTAAGGAGTGAGACTATGGACGCAGTTGAATATGTGAAAACCCAATACAGATTGTGCAGAAGCAAAGACAATTGTTCTGAATGCCCATTGCAAGACAAAGAAAATTGCTGCTGTATCATGGATACAATCGAATACGTGGAAAAGGCTGTGCAGATTGTCGAGCAATGGGCAAAAGAGCACCCCGTTAAGACCCGCCAGAGCGAGTTCTTGAAGCTATTCCCAAAAGCAACCGTTTGTAATCACGTGCTTTCCTTGTGCCCAAGGTTCTACTGCTCGGATTTTCTCGGAACGGATTTTCAAGAGTGCAAAGAGACTAATTGCGACAAATGTCGCTGCGAATATTGGCTTGCAGAGGTAACCGACAATGACTAACATTACAACCCTGCGCCCCGGCGAGCACTTCATTTTCAAAAATTCCGAATGGGTCTGCCTTGACCCACACCACCCTGACGGCGGCGTGCTGGCTATTATGGCTGAACCGTGGGCAAAAGATGTAAAATTCTGCCCGGACGAACAGTATGTCGATGAAAAAGGCAACTGGAATAACTACCGCACCAGCAATGTGCGTGGGATTCTATCTGATATGGCGAACGCTGTTTTCGATAGAAAAAGTCTGCTGTCGCATACTGTTGACCTTGTTGCAGACAACGGCGACCGCGCCTATGGAACAGTGAAAGACACCTTTTTCATCCTGACTTGTGATGAGTACCGCAAGTACCGCGAGTTCATCCCGCATTACGACAGCGGGATTTGGACTGCCACACCATGGTACTGCGGCGACGAGGATTCCGACACGGGATGCGTGGCCATTGTTCGCTCTGTGGATATTGATGGTAAGTTTGGCTACTGCAGTGTGTACCTCACCGGTGCTGTCGCCCCGGCTTGTGTTCTCAATCCTAAATATCTTAATCTGCGTCAGGGCATGGCGTATGTAGAGGAGGTATCAGAATGAATACAACAATAGGCTGCCCGATTCCGGGCGCAAGCCAGCCGAAAGAACCAGTGCGGCTGATCGACATTAAAGAAGTCTTACAATATAACGGTGCACATTTCACATGGTCTGGCGGTAAGAATTGCCTTACTAAACAGAAAGCCGCCTATGCGCGTGGTTACGACGCTGGGATGAAGTTCATCGCGGACGAAGCCAAGAAAGCACCTACCATCGACCCGGAATCCCTGCGGCCTACGGCACATTGGGAAAACGAGGAAGATTTCAACGGCGACCCAGTTGTTTGGTTCTGCTCTGCCTGCAAGGAAAGATTTTTTCTATATGATGGTACGCCAGAAGAAAACGATTATAAATATTGCCCATATTGCGGTGCAAGGATGGTGAACGCAGATGAGTGAATGGATAAGCGTTAAAGACAGACTGCCGGCTGAAAGGAAGAACACAAAATGAACGACGCACTTTTAAGCAGCAATAAAATGGATTACTGCACACCGCAGGAGTTTTTCGACACCCTGAACGCGGAGTTTCATTTCACTTTAGACGCGGCGGCCACAGAAAAAAGCGCAAAATGCAAGAACTTCTACACCCCGGAAACCGACGGCCTGACCGCTTCGTGGAATATCGGGGGGGGCAGCGCGTTTTGCAACCCGCCGTATGGCCGGTCACTGGGCGCGTGGGTGCGCAAAGCCTATGAGGAGGCGCAGGCTGGAACAACGGTTGTTCTGCTGATACCAGCAAGGACAGACACGGCCTACTTCCACGACTACATATACGGAAAAGCAGAAATCCGCTTTTTGCGCGGACGGCTGCACTTTGAGGACGAGGACGGGAACAGGTTCCCGCCTGCACCGTTTCCGTCTATGCTGGTTATATACAACGGAGAACATTATGGAAGAAAAGGATTATGAGTATTGCCCGAACTTGTGGAGCAAGGATGGTGAACGAAGATGAATAACCCGGTAAAAATCATTGATAAAGCATGTATGAGTTACATAATCGACCACCAAAAGGAGAAAAAAGGATTGTATCTATCTTTGGAAAATTGTGAAGGTGGCGCTGTCGTGGTAGCTTGCGAAAATAGCACGGGCTTTGCGTATATCGAAGAATTTGACAGCGTGAAAGATGCTATCAAGTGGTTGCGGAGGGAAGAATGAACCATACGTTTTTTGACTCAGGAAACAGCAAGTGCATTTCTTTTGACAGCATGCCGAAGATTGCCGATTTTGGCGATGAAAACGATTTGATTCGGCGCGGTGATGCGTTGAAAGCCATTAGAAAAGCATGTATCAGTGCGCATTTACCGTTCGATTCCGCCACGCCTGAAGGACAGCGAGTAATGGAAGCTCTATATGCGGTATGGAAAGTGCAAAAAGAGGGAAAGAAGCATGACAGTATTTGACGCAAACTGCATCTACACAATCAAATGCCTTGCTCTGATCTTCGTTGCAGCGCCGGGAGCGATGCTTATCGGCGCATTGCTGATCTACCTGTTTGCACTGTGCTGCAAACAGATTTCAGGGCTTTGGAGGGAACAAAAATGAACATTTTCCTTTCGATTATTGGCACCGCGATTGTCACAATTTTGATTGCGGGAGCCTATTCCATCGGCGTGTCCGTTGGCAGAGCTGCGGCTGAGGAAGATAACCAAGAGCCGGTAATTTACATGGATCACACGCACGGGGGCGAATAAATGGTTAAGATTTGCACTGAATGTAAAAAGGAATTTGAGGGAAGCGCAAAAGCCCGACTTTGCCCGGAATGCAAGAAAAAGCATCATGAAGCTGCTGTTGCACTGCAAAACGCAAGACGCAATGAGCAATCGCTTGTCAAATGTGAATGGTGCGGGAGGGTTTTTGCCAGAAAGAAGAACGAAAAGAAGTGTGAAGCATGCCGAAAAGAAGGAAGATATGGCAGCCCGCAGATGGCGGCACACAGCAAAAGAGAGCCGCCTAAAGTGAGCATTAACGGCGTTCTAAAAATTGCCGATAAAGACGGCACGACTTACGGGAAAGCGGTTCTGGCACACAAAATTTAAGGAGGAACATATGAAAAGTATCGGCAACGCGCTTGCACTGACTGCGACTTTGGCATTCATCGCCTATATGGTGCGCATCACAGGAAGCGGTATTTGGGCATGGATGATTTTACCGTGCTTCTCGTTCGCTGCACTTGGGATTGCTGATTAAGGAGGGAACAAATGGAAAATAACTGCTGCAAAAGCTGCAATACTGTGCACAAACAGGTTGCTGTTGTGCTGGATGACGGCGCATACATGCCGGAATACGCACATTTTGGCTGGGATGCAGGTGCAGACCTGAAAAGCCCTGTTGATGTGATGATTCCGGCGAACGGGAGCGCTGTAATTGATACCGGCGTGCACATTGACATTCCGCAGGGCTATGTGGGGTTCCTGAAAAGCAAATCCGGCCTGAATGTTAAGCATGATCTGACAAGCGAAGGTGTGATCGATGCAGGATATACCGGGAGCATCTGCGTAAAGCTTTATAATCACGGAAAAACGGATTATAAAGTCAATTCTGGGGATAAAATTTCACAAATCGTGTTTATCAAGGTGGAAACTTTCGACTTTTACCCGTGCAGCAAGATGCCGGAGCGGGAACGCGGCAACGCAGGATTTGGCAGCACCGGCAAATAAAAAACTTGCATATTAGCGCATAATATGCTATAATATCAATAAGAAATAGCGTGCCAAGTGCTTAATTGCCAAGTGCCAGTTGAACTTGAAAGTTCGGCTGGCACTTTTGCTATATGGGGGACACATGAAACTATACTGCGCAGACTGTATGGACATCTTGAAGGGGATACCAGAAGGCAGTATAGACATGATTTTATGCGACCTGCCCTATGGTACAACGCGGAATAAATGGGATGTTATCATCCCGCTGGAGCCGCTATGGGCGCAATACAGGCGCATAATCAAAAGCAATGGCGTTATAGCACTGCACAGCGATATGCCATTTACAGCGGCCCTTGTAAGCGCTGGGAAAGACTTGTACCGGTATGAGCTGATATGGGTAAAGGAAAACGGTAGCGACTTTCTGAACGCAAACCGCAAGCCCCTGAAAGCGCATGAAAGCATCCAGATATTCTATAAGCACCAGCCGACCTATAACAAGCAATATGTGGACGGAAAGCCATATAAGAGGGGGGGCAAAGGCGAAAGACTTCCCAAAAACTGGGGAAAGTTTCGTGACGACATCTTAACAGACTGTAGTGATGGCAAGCGGAACCCCACAACAATCCTGAAATTCCCAAGGGAAAAAGGATTGCACCCCACCCAAAAGCCTGTAAAGCTGGAAGAATGGCTGATTAAGACGTATACAAACCCAGGCGAGACGGTATTAGACAACTGCATGGGCAGCGGAACAACCGGAGTAGCCTGTATCAACACAAATAGAGACTTCATCGGGATAGAGAAGAGCTCCGACTATTACAAAACGGCCATAAGCCGGATAAAGGAGGCACAGGACAATGGGAAGCAGGGCAACCGAAAGAAACAGCCCGATCATGATTGATAATGACCCTGATAATGTGCCGGAAGGGAATCAAAGGCGCATTGAATTTTTGCTTGTGATATCCAAGCTTCCCAAAATAAGCACAAGCGACCTGCCAGCCCTCAAAAAACGCTTTTATGACTATCTTGATTTATGTGTCAAGTATAACATGAAAGTGGGCAACATGGCGGCGTATGCTGCTATGGGAGTAGATAAAAACACTGTAAACGACTGGGAAAGCGGGAGGCGGCGTAGCTCACAAAAGGAATACCAGGAATTCGCGCGAGAAATAAAGCGTGTATGCGGCATGTACCGGGAAATGATGATGCAGGATGGCGCAATCTACCCGGCAACAGGGATATTCTGGCAGAAAAACTACGATGGACTGCAAGACCAGCAAGAAATCATTACCGCAACAAAAGACCCGCTAGGCGAAAACATGACCCGAAAAGAAATAGAAGACAGGTTCAGCGCCGACTTTGTAGAGATAGACGACTTTAAGGAAGTCAAAGAGCCGGAGCAACTGATAGAACCGGTTCAAACAAAGCCACGCAGGGAAAAGAAACAAGCAAAAGAAACCGAATAAACGAAAACAGAGCATCTAGCAGCATGTAAACAAACCGCCGGGTGCTCTTTTATTATGCCTATAACCACGCAAAGAAACGCGCTATCCGCTTAAATGCCATAGTAAAGCCTAAAATCAGCGCGGAAATGCCTGGTAAAGGCAAGGGCAAACCCAGAAAAGCGGGGAAACCAAAGACAAAGGGAAGAAAATAAGGCGGGATAAACGAAACGAAAAGCGGTCATCATCAAAAAAGACCCCTGAACACGAATAATTATCCCACCTCCAAAATCATCTCTTGAAACAAATCTCCATGTGGAATGGTCAAAAACACGGGGATTATACCAAAATGATGCAACAAAAGTACATAATACAAACCCAATTCGACTTTGCCGGAGATTTTTTCACGCAAAATCATTCGACTTTCAGGCAGGGGATGTCCCTTCGACTTTGGGAGCGTTTCGACTTTGGTTCGACTTTCAAACCCGTTCGACTTTGGCAGCGAGGTGTAAAACGGCGCACCCCGACCGCAGCACCTTCCGGCCCGGCGGATGCTCCCCAGGACGGCCCCCAGCTGGGCAAAATGTGCCTTTTGGGTGCATATTTCGCTAAATAATGATTTAGCGAACATCAAATTGACGCTGCAACGTGTATTAAATTTTGAAAGCTGCAAAAAAGCACAAAAGTGCATAAAAAAGCGCCGCCGGGGATGCCGGAAGCGCTGAAATTCATTCGACTTTCAAACCGATTCGACTTTCGTTCTACTTTGCCCGCCGGGTTCCAGGTGGGGAATGCAACGCCCGGCGGGTGGTGCGGCGGGGTGTTACTTGCTTGCATCGCGCTCCCGCCGCTCTTGACAGGCCTGCAAGATATAGTTTTGGATGCTTTGCCCTGCGCGCTCCGCATCATCGCGGATTTGCGCGCCGTCCTCTTTTGTGGGCCGTATTGTGATACTGTCCCTACTCTTATTATATTTGACGCTGGCGCGGGTGTGTGCTGCTGATACTGGCATATAGATCACCTCCAAAGCCATTATAACACACCAAGCAAAAACCGTATACGTACAAAATCAACACAAAATGACCGTCAACGTTGTATAGAATGTCAATAGACAATAACCGTATACGGTGATAGAATAAAGACATCAAAAGAAAACAGCCCACAGGGCAGGAGGTAACAAAAATGAAAATCACAGACGGCAAGCGCACGGTGGAAATCAACATCATGACATGGAACGGCAGCGGGTATGGCCCGGACTGGGCGGGAGAGTATTTCAACGCGGGCGCGCTCCCGTACGATGAGGAGAAGGATGCCTACACGGTGCAAGATGTACAATATTGCATCGACATGGCAGAGGGCACCGGGGAAGAGGGCGCGCGGTGCAAGTATAACGATTATGGGGAGCTTGTGCCGGATGATGATACAGAGGTGCTTGTTACCGAGCTATAACCAGCAAGCCGGACACTTTAGCGGGGCTGCACCGTAAAGCAACCCCGCCCCACTACCAAAGCATAAAATAACATAAAGGAGCGTATAAAAATGAAAAAACTGTATTTTGAAGGCGCGGGCATGTTTGGGTGCCGCGACACTGCCGAAGAGCTGCGCGGGAACTGCCGTCTCCGCACTATGTTTCATGATGACAAGGGCCGCGCGGTGTACCTGGAGATCTTGAGCGGAATGAACAAGACCGCTGGGCGGCTGTATGTAGACAGCTGCCATTATATTGGCAAGGATGATTACAAAATGCTGCGGCTCCCTGTAGAGCGTGACGGCAAGCGGCGCGAGTACACCCCGGAGGGCATTTTGGCGCTGCTGGATGAGATCGGGGCACACTTTGACGCGGTGGAGGTTCTGCCCCGCCTGGCAGGGTATCAGGTGTTTGCGGATGAGTACCACAGCGGAGACACCGAAGCCGAGTACATGCGCGGGGATACATTCGCACCGGACTGGGCAGAGATCGCCCGCCGTGAAGCCGTGTACAATGATCTATGCGATGCAGAGCGAGCCGCCGGGGTCAAGTGGCCTTGTGTTAGCCTGTGGCCCTTGCAGGATCGCCCGAACGTGTGCCGGTATCATCTGCCGCGCACCGGAGAGCATGGCGAGATCATCCCGGCGGAGTATCTGGCAGGCAAGCAATAAGCCCAACGGGGCGGCGCTGCGTTGAGCTAATAAGGGAGTTATAACATGATCTATCAAGCTAATAAGCGCCAGTTCGGGGCGCTGGAAGGCCTTGCACACTGGTGTGCCGAGTATTATTATACTCTTGAGAGGTTCGGCGCGGATGATGCCGAGATGCCCGCGATCCGCAAGGATATGTCTTTTTGCATGGATCGGTGCGATGCGCTGGGCGTGCCGTACTGGGCGCAAAACGCCGCCCTTGCATGGGCCGAGAACTGGAGGGCCACAAAAGCGGAGTATTTTGATACCGCGATGGCCCGGAGAGGGATCACCTGCAGCGGGGCCGCAGGCTGATTGTTTGCCCGGAGCTATTGCAATAGCGCGGGCTATGGCGTAAAATATAGCTGCAGGGGGTGTTTTATATGCTGGTTGTATTGTTTTTGTTAGCCTCTCCGTTTATCATTATTTTTGGCGTGATGCGCCATTTTTAAGCAATATAGCGGATCGCCTGGGCCGTATGGCCTGGGCGCTTTTTTATTGTCTCCGGGTAGGGTGCTCCGGTATGCCCTGCATTTTTTGTACATGATCGGCGGGGTATACCGGAGGGGGATTTTAGCAGGGAGAAGGGCGCGGGGTTAGTCCCTCCAATCCCGAAAAAATAAAAAAGTCCCATAAAAGTTTGCGTTCCCATACTTTTTGAGCTAAAATTAAAGGCGGGAATAGAACTGAAACGAATAGAATAATATTCCTGCCTGCCGTTTTTGGTGTCGACACACCAAAGGCGGCTTTTTTTGTTTGGATTCTTCCTGAATTTTTCAAAAAACAAAAAAGGCAGAAAATCAACGATAAACAGTTTGTCTGCAACGGAAAACAATGCTATAATAATAAAAATAGTGCCAAGTGCCCTGTGCCAAGTGCCTTTTCTCAATTTTGAGGGAGGGCGCTTTTTTATTTTGAAAATTTTTGAAATTGCAAAAAAGAGCACAATGCGAGCCAAGACAGCGGACGAAGCAGTTTATGCGTTTGCTGCGATCCGGGAACTGGAAAAAGAAAACTTCAAGCAGGCGCACAAGCTGAGTGTGGATTTGCATAATAAGCTGGGTACGCTGCCGCGCTGCAATGACCTGATTGAGCTGAACCGGAATCTGCTGCTGTTCAATGCTCCGTATAACTTTGATTCCTTTTGCCAGTATATTGAACTTGACCGTGCCCCCAAAAGCCGGTTTTATATGCCGCGCCGAAAACAGCTGATTCGGATGGTAAACACCCTGCAAAAACTGGAAGATGGGGAACTGGACATTGCAGGAATCATGATGCCGCCCGGCACCGGGAAAAGTACCACTGCCATTTTTTATCTGACATGGCTTGCTGGACGGAACCCCGACATGCCGATTTTAGGCGGCAGCCACAGCAACGCATTTCTGCGCGGCGTGTACGATGAATGCCTGCGAATTATGGCAAAAGGCGGGGAATATTTGTGGCGAGACGTGTTCCCCGGCGTGTGCATTGCCAGAACGAATGCACAGGACATGATGATAGACATGTACAAGCCAAAGCGCTTTGCCACGTTGGAATTTTCCTCTATTGGCAGCGGCAATGCGGGCAAGGTGCGTGCACAAAAGCTGTTATACTGCGATGACCTTGTAAGCGGCATTGAGGAAGCCATGAGCCGGGAACGCATGGATAAGCTGTGGCAGCTATACACAACGGATTTGCGGCAGCGCAAAATTGGTGAATGCCGGGAACTGCACATTGCCACACCCTGGAGTTTGCATGACCCGATGGACAGGCTGGAACGTAACAACGAAAACAACCCCAGGGCTGAATTTTTGCATATGCCTGCCCTGAACGAGGACGAAAAAAGCAATTTTGATTATGCCAACGGGGTAGGGTTCAGCACCAAGTTTTATATTGACATGCGGGAATCAATGGATGATGCCAGCTGGCGCGCATTGTTTATGACAAGCCCGATTGAACGGGAAGGGCAGCTGTACCCAGAAGATCAGCTGCGCAGATACTTTGAGTTGCCGGATAAAGCGCCGGAAGCCATTATTGCAGTATGCGATACCAAAGAAAAAGGTTCTGACTATGCGGTTCTGCCCGTTGCATACAAATACGGGGATGATTTTTACATTGAGGAATGTGTTTGCGATAACGGCGCACCGGACGTGGTGGAAACGCGGCTCTGGATGGTTCTTGTGAAACACAAGGTTCAGCTGGCCCAGTTTGAAAGCAACAGCGCAGGCGGCAAAGTGGCAGAAAAATGCCAGCAGGAAGTAAAGGCGCACGGCGGAATAACCAGGATTGTGACCAGGTACACCACCGCAAACAAGGAAACCAAAATCATTGTAAATTCTCCCTGGGTGATGGAACACTGCCTGTTCAAAGATAATTCCGTTATCAAGAATAACAAGGAATACAGGCGTGTTTTGTCGTTTTTAACAGGGTACACAATGGCAGGGAAAAACAGACATGATGACGTGCCGGACGCATTTGCCATGCTTGCACAATACGCTCAAGGCCTAAATGCGGGCAAAGTTGAAATTGGGACAAGAATTTGGTAAAAAAACAACGTTAATGTGCTTGAAAAATGTGAATTTTATAGTATAATAGTAAATGGAAAGGCTTTATAGTTTAGCTCTTTTCTTATGAACATTTTGTTCATACCTCCTAGGGTACGGAACCAGCGCCCTGCATATGCGCCGCCCTAAATATGGTTCTCCCGCTGGCTGAAATGTCAGCTATTGTGTCGCTATAGTTTAATGGTAAAACTCCTGGCTCATAACCGGGCGCTTGCAGGTTCAACCCCTGCTGGCGGCACCAGAGTGCGCTCTGCGGCGCACAACCGGCACTATGTGGGCCGTTATCAGCCACATAGAGCCTGACAGGGCTTACCTTGTCCGCTGCGCCTGCAAAGCTGTCAAGCACTTTGCAGGTGATATATACCGTATAGCCATATAAGGGCGCTGCGTTCCGAAGCAACGGCGCGGCGGATGGTGCAAGGCCACCATACGGAACCAGATGCAAGGTAGCGCCTTGCTGTGTGAGCGTGCGCGGTATACCTCACAAATGATGACAATGGTCGTGCGAACGGCAAGCCGCACATGCTGTTATAGCTCAATGGTAGAGCAGCCGCCTTGTAAGCGGCAGGCTACTGGTTCAAGTCCAGTTGGCAGCTCCAAGGCCGATGATACAGGTAAAAGATTCAGCCAAGGACTGAAGTCCCCTGTTAGGCAATCCCTGCACACCTCTCTTTGATGTGTCCCATGCAGGGCTTTTGATGATATGTTCCCGACATTTACGTCGGTAAGTTGCGGTTTAGTTTTAAGTTTCGCGCAAGTTGGAAAAATTCAACCGTGAAACGTGCAATTTTAACTTGACTGCAATTTGCTTATACGCAGTCATAGCTTAATAACGTTGGAAAAGCAGCGCCTGTGGGTGCCGTTGCAGGTTCGAGACCTGCTGACTGCTATTGTTGGGTCGCTCCCACCGGTGAAAGCCCGGCGCAGGCAAAACGCGATAGATAACCTGAACGCCACATCTGCTTGCGCGGACTCTGTTACTGACACCGTTGCGCGTTGTGGCCCCCTTTTAATCAAAGCAGAAACCGTAAACCGACAGACGGGATATAAAACGGGCCGGACGCCGCGGAGTGACTTCCTGCGCGGGATATAAATAGAGGAAATCAAAAACAGGCGTACCATCACGCGCATAGCACTGGATGCCGCCTGTTACGTTGCAAAGCCTGCTACTTTGCAATGGGTGAGCCCGGCATAGCATAAACTGGGAGGGCGGGAACGGGGTTATTTTTGAAAGAAGGGATAAATTGCGAGTAAGTGTTTACTGCCCGTCCTGCGGTGCGGCAGGAATCAAGCGGAAGCTGATGGAAGTTGATACAGCAGCAAAGGGAACGATTTATCCCTATTGCAAGGCGTGCAAGCGGAACATTGAAATCCATTTGCCACTGAAAAAATAAAGTGCCAAGTGCCCTGTGCCAAGTGCCAGCTGAACCTTAATTGGTTTGGCTGGCACTTTTTGTTTTTGCGCAAAGGAGAACAGCTTGGAAAGATATCTTGTTGACATCCTGCCGGATGAGGGTCTGCACGGCAGACGGGTCATTACCACAAACGAGCAGGAAATTACAGCAGATAACGTTGTAAAGGTGCTGGATACTGCCATTGCCACCCACGACATGAACCGGGGAGAAATCCAGTATTTGTGGGATGTTTACCGGGGCAAGCAGGATATCCGAAAAAAAGAAAAAATTGTCCGTGAGGAAATCAACAACAAAATCACGGTGAACATCGCAAATGAGATTGTGACGTTCAAAACAGCATTTCTACTTTCCGGCCCTGTGCAGTATATCGGTGCAAAAGGCAGCAAGACGGACAACAACAAACTGGTTGATTTGAACCGCTGGATGTCAGATGAGGACAAACAGAGCAAGGACAAAGAAATCGTTGACTGGATGCACATTGCGGGGCTTGGCGTGCGGATGGTTCTGCCTGACCCCGGAGCGGAACAGGCGGGAAGCCCTGCCTGCATTTATACCCTTGACCCGCGTGAAGCGTTCGTTATCTACTACAGCGGCTATACCAAAAAGCCAATGGCAGGTGTGCTGACACAGTACGATGAAAACGATGCCAAGTATTACGGCGTTTACACTGACAGCGAATATTTTGAAATCAAAAGCGGGAAAATCACCCGGCAGGATGGGCATTTGTACGGCAGTGTGCCGATTGTGGAATACCCCAACAACAGTGCCAGAATGGGCGCGTTTGAAGTAGTGTTGCCGCTTTTGAACGGTATTAACACGTTGGAAAGCAACCGCGTGGATAACGTGCAGGATTTTGTAAATGCGTATGACGTATTCCAGAACGTTGATTTGGAAGACGGCCAGTACAGCCAGCTTGCCAGCGGCGGTAAGTTTATCAAAATCAAAGATTCCCAGCAGGGGATGCCTGCAAAAATTTATCGCATTAGCAGCGAGATGAACAGTTCTACTGTGCAGACCGCTGTGGATGATTTGCATGATAAGATTTTGACCATCTGTGGAATGCCGAACCGCAACGGCGGTTCTTCCACCAGCGATACCGGGCAGGCAACCATTATGCGCGATGGCTGGAAAGACGCAGAAAGCCGCGCACAGGACAGTGAAGACATGTTCCGGCGCAGTGAACGGCAGTTCTTGCGTGTGTTCCTGACCATTTGCAACACAACAAATAATCTTGGCCTGAATGTAGGGGATGTGTACGCACAGTTTACCCGCAACAACCTGACTGACATCCAGAGCAAGATGCAGGTATTTATTCAGGGCCTGGGCTGTGAAAAGATCGCGCCGGAAACGGTATACCGCGAACTTGGCCCGTTCCGTGACAATGAAATGGCCTTGCAGGAGGGCATGAAATATTACGAGGAAAAACAGGCAGAGCTTGAAAAAAGCCTGAATGAGGAGCTTGACAATGGACTGGAAACCAACGGACAGCGCAATCAGGCTGCTGAACCGCAGGGCGATACGCAGGTTTGAAAAAGCATCCCGACAGATAACGAAGTTTGATGAATTGAACGTTATGCCCGCCTGCAAGCAGCTATACCAGGATATTGCCAAAGACAATCAGGAAGTCTTTTTAGAACTGGCAAAAAAATGCTATCAGGATGCCGAAATTCACGGCAAAGAAAAACCCGACAGGGCATGGCTGCTTGCCTTGCTTGCCGGATACAGCGCCGTTACCGGCTATGTGTACGAACACGAGATTGACCGAAAGCGGGCCTACCTGGAAGAGGGGCTTTTGAGCCGGACAAACCATAAGAACGAATTCCGGCGTGCATTGCGGTATTGGAGCGATATGACGTACCAATACGCCGATGACGTGACCGATTCTGCAAGAATCAAGGCATTTACAGATGCCGGAGTAGAACAGGTGCAGTGGCACACTGCCGGGGATGAAAAAGTGTGCCAGGTTTGCCGGGAACGCAACGGAGAGATTTACCCGATTGATAATATCCCCGATAAACCCCACAGGAAATGCAGGTGTTGGCTGACACCTGTTTGATCGTCAGAGAAGACGCTAAAACGCAAAGGTCAGAGAAGACGCTAAAACGCACAAATACGGGCGAGAGAACGCCGACAAAATAACGCGGAGGCACCAATGAAATTTGACACCAGCACCATTGACGGCTTTGAAAACATGAGCGATGCAGACAAGGTGACGGCGCTGCTTGGCGTTGACCTGCCTGAACCGGTGGATACAAAGAACCTTGTAAAAAAAGAAGATTTTGACAAGGTGATGAGCGAAGCCAGCAGTTACAAAAAGCAGTTGAAAGAAAAAATGACTGCCGAAGAAACCGCTGCTGCAGAAGCCAAAGCCGCACAGGAAAAGTTGCAGAACGATTATAACGCACTGCTGAAAGAAAACACCATTTCTAAAAACGTTGCCAAGTATATTGCGCTTGGCTACGATGAAAAACTTGCCAAAAGTACGGCAGAAGCCCTTTTTGATGGCGACATGGAAACGGTGTTTGCCAATGCTGCAAAGGCCAATCAGGTGCTTGCAGACAAGCTGAAAGCAGACCTTATGCGCAGCAGCCCCAGACCCAGCGGCGCTGGTACAAGCACCGAAGAAGAAAGCGAATACATGGCGTTTGCCAAGCGCAGCGGCAAGGCAAAAGCACAGGCCAATGAGGCGGCCGCAAAAGTCATGGATTATTACAAGTAAGGAGTGAAAGCATGAAATTCAAGAAAACGGATGTTGCCGGTGCAGTTGAGATTCTGGCCAGCAATGATTTTACCGCAATCCCGTTTACCACAACCACCGCAAAAAAGGCTGGTGAAAAACTGACAGTTGACAGCCGAGTTGGCGTTGTGCTGTATGACGTTGACCCGGATGAAAACCCCAACGGCAGCCTGCTGGTTGCGGGCGTGATTGACGCAGCAAAGGCAAAGGCACACAGCGGTACCGACCTTGCTGCAGAATCTGACCTGCCGGATACCATTATCCTGCGCACCAATACCGGCGTGAACGCATAACGGAGGTGAAAACATGAACCTTACTGAACTTTTTACACCTGAAATCATTGCGGCAAACTATACCGAAGCTGCTTCCAACGCAATCCCGTACCTGGGCAGCGGTTTGTTCCCCTCTGTAAAGCGTGCTGGCCTTGACCTGGCATGGATTAAGGGCCACAAGGGCCTGCCTGTTTCCCTGAAACCCTCTGCTTTTGATGCAAAGGCCACTTTCCGTGACCGCATCGGCGTGAGCAAGCTGGAAACCGAGATGCCGTTTTTCCGCGAGGGCTACAAGATCAAGGAAAAAGACCGCCAGGAGATTCTGCGTGCCCAGAGCAGCAATGACCCCTATGCGGCGGATGTCATCAACCGCATTTACGATGACCAGCAGGATTTGATTGCCGGTGCTGACGTTGTGCCGGAACGCATGCGCATGCAGCTGCTGTTCCCGGAGGGCGGCGCAATGGGTATTACCATCAAGGCCAATGGCGTGAACTACACCTACAACTATGACCCTGACAGCAAGTGGAAGGGCACCAATTACACCGCCCTGACCACCACTGACCTGTGGACTGCCACTTCCACCGCAGACCCGTTCAAGCAGATTCAGACCATCAAGGACAATATGGCAAACAATTACGGTGTGACCCTGGCTTACATGGTAATGAACACCACCACGTTCAACCTGATGAAAGCCACCGATGCCGTAAAGAATCGCTGGCTGACCGTAACTGGCCGCAGTATGGGCTACCTGACCAACGATGAAGCCAAAGATGTTATCGCATCCACTACCGGCATTCAGATCGTGATTTACGACAAGCTGTATGCCGATGAGGGCGGCACAAGCCACAAGTTTGTTCCGGACGGATATGTGAGCTTTATCCCGGAGGGCGCACTGGGCAAGACCGCTTACGGCACCACCCCGGAGGAAGCCGACCTGGCAGGTTCCGGCAAGGCAGATGTTGCCATTGTGAACACCGGCGTTGCCATTACCGTTGAAACCACCGTGCACCCGGTCAATGTGAACACTTATGCTTCCGAAATCGTGTTGCCAAGCTTTGAGCGCATGGACGAAGTTGCCGTTATGAAGGTGACGGCATGACCTGGCTGATTCCCGATTATGCAGTGTTTTACGGTGGTGAGCTTTGCGTGACCGGGAAAAAGGTGAAGATTGCCGACCAGGACAGTGCCGAAATGGCAAAATACGGGAAAGTAATAACCGAAAAGGCGGAAACACCCCCTGTGGTAGAACACCGGCGGGGCAGAAAGCCGAAAGTTTGATGAACGGCGGGTGACAGTATGGAGATCTTTGAGCGATTGCAAAAACGGACAGGCGAAAACGACCTTGACCTGTTAGCAGATTTGCTGGACAGCGCAGAATCCGTGATACTGGCCCGCCGTTTTCCTTTTGGCGGTGGTGAGCTGGAAGAGCGATACCGCGATTTGCAGTTCCGGATTGCTCTGGCAATGTACAACAAACTTGGCGCGGAATATGAGACCAGCCACAGCGAAAGCGGTATCAGCCGCACATGGGGCAGTGAGGATGTTCCGCAGCAGCTGTTGGAAGAAATTGTCCCGGTTGGAAAGGTTGGATGCTGATGCGAGACCTTAGAGCCAACCAGAAAACAATTTGGTACCAAAACAGCAACGGTTCTGCCGCAATCAAAGATAAAAACGGCGACCGAACCGGCGAAGAACGGCCGGTTATGGAGCCGCCGGAGCAGTTGCGAATCAGTGTGAGCGGTGCGGCTGGCGCAATGGAAGCCGCTGCATTTGGCGGTTTTACGGATTATAGCCGAACAGCATGCACCGCGAATGTGAATTGCCCGCTGCATGAAGGAACGCTGGTTTGGATTAACCGCGATGCAAGTGAAAGCCCGAATTACGTTGTGACCAAAAAGGCAGATACCATAAACGGCGTATTGTATGCGATGAAAGAAATCGTGCCATGAAAATCAAGCTGGTGCTAAGCGAAAAAGGCATAGAGCAGGCGATAAAGGAATACGAGAACTGGCAAAAAACGCTGGAAACCCGCATTGAACAGTTTGTAAAAAGACTGTCAGAAATGGGGGTAGAAGTTGCCAAGATACGGTTTACTGCCGCCGTTTATGATGGTGACATGAGCGATATTGCGGTTCAAGTAGAACAGCACGGCAAGAAAGCCACGATTTACGCCACCGGGCAGGCCGTTTGCTTTATTGAGTTTGGCGCAGGCGTTGCATTTGCAGAGCATCCAAGCGGGCTGTATGCGCATGGCACATACGGCGATGGGAAAGGTTCAAACCCGAATGGATGGGTTTATGATGGCGTTCCCGGACCAACGGCACAGCCTGTGTATAACCGCAATGGCGAGCAAAAGCCCGGCGTTTGGCGGACAAAGGGCAACCCGCCCGCATGTGCCATGTGGGAGAGCGCGGCCCAGATGGCTGCAAGTGTAAAAACCGTGTGGGAGGAGGTAATGCGTTGACAGAGGATTTTCAGCCGCAGATTTTTGAATTCTTTGCACAAAAGCTGGAAGCAAAATTCCCAGGCGTTAAATTAAGCAGCGTAATTACCGACCAGCCGCCCAGTTTCCCGTGTGTTCAAATCGAACAGGATGATTTGCCGACAGACCATGACAACAGCGGCAGAATCAGATTTGTGAATGTGCGGCTCCGCGTGCGCGTTTACACAACGGGGAACACAAAAACAAGCCAGGCCCGGAAAATACAAATGTGCATTGACGAGATAGCCAACAGTTTGAATTTTACTCGGCAAAGTTACATTACAAGCGGATACCTGTATCAAAACAGTGCGTACCGGACGGAAACAACGTACCGTGCGCGAATGACCGAAGACGGGGTTTTGACCCGGACATGATAAGGAGTTGAAAACATGGCAAATGAACATGTAGCTATCAGTACCCAAGGCGTACAGCTGCTTCGCGGTGATTCCAAGACTACCCTGAAAGAGCTGTGCTGGATTCAGGAATATCCTGACCTGATCGAAGACCCGGATACCATTGACGTTACCACACTGATGCACACCATGCAGGCTAACATTCCTGCGCTGCCGAAATCCTCTGCGCGTGCCTTCCCGGCGTTTGTTGACACCGATGCGGGCAACCTGAAAGCAGTACAGGACACGGCGAATACACCGGCCTATTATGCGGTGCGCAGCCGTAATGGCTGGGGCTGGGTATGGCATGGTCAGCACAGTGTTTCTGTGCCCGGCAAAGGCGTTGATGATGCAATTCAGTTCAATATCGTCATTACCAACGATTCTGACCTTGAATTCACCGAAAGCATTACTGTTGCTACTTCTTGAGGAGGAAAACGCAAATGGACGCTATCAAACTGACTTTTGAAGGCAAAAGCTACGAGCTTACCTATACCCGCGAGACTATCAAGCAGATGGAGAACACCGGATTTGACATCCAGATGTTGGCACATCAGCCCACCGTTCAGGGCGATAAGATGTTTGCCGGTGCTTTTCTGGCAAAGTGCAAGGGAGTTAAGCGCAAGGTGATTGACGACATCTGGAACCATATGGACATTGAAAGCAAGAATAATGTTCTTGCCGCACTGGCCGATATTTACGGCGATGCAATGAACAGCCTTGCAGATGATGGAAAAAAGGTGACTTGGGAGATTGCTTGACCGACGATCTCCCCGAAGATCAAAAAACATGGGGACAGATTTTTGAAGAACTAGCCCCTTATTATTTATCAATCGGCATGAGCGCTGACGAGTATTGGAATGGTTATCCAAGACTTGCCAGAGAATACCGGAAATCGCATAAAAAACAGCTTGAGGAATGGAATTATAAGGCGTGGATACAGGGCAGGTATATTGCCGATGCCATATCCGCCACGATCGGAAATGCGTTTATCCCGAAAGGGCGCAAACCGATGCAGTATCCCAAAGAGCCGTATGCGCTGACGGAAGAAGAACAGATTGCAAGAAAGATAAGGGATGCAGAAGAAGCGGAGAGACGTTTCTTTGAGAAATTCAGTTTGATGGGTGGTGGAAGCAATGGCTGACGTACAGATTGATAAACTTACAATCGAGATTGAGGCCAATTCAGGAGCTGCCACAACTAATATCAAAAAGTTGGGAAAGGCGATAGAGTCTCTTTCTTCAACAGGTAGCTTAAAGACTGTTATTGACAGTTTGGAAAAACTGAATGAAAAACTGTCCAATATGAGCAATTTAAGCTCCGCTGTATCGGGAATAAACAAAGTTTCTGATGCAATGAAAAAGGCAACAGGCGTTTCCAATAATATGACTGCACAGACGGAAGCGCTTGGCTCTTCTCTGAAAAATCTGTTTTCACAGGCCGTTGTGATAGCAATTATTCAAAAGGCTAACACACTTTTGGAAAGTGCCATAACCAACTACAGCAAGTACGTAGAAGATGCCAACCTGTTTGCTGTGGCAATGGGCAATGCGGCTGACAGCGGCGGCAGATTTGCGCAAAAGATGGAAAACCTGCTTGGCATTGACAGCGGTGAATCCAGGCGGAATATGGCTGTTTTCCAGAACCTTACAACCAGCTTTGGCATGACATCCGATAAAGCCTACATTCTTAGCCAGAACCTCACACAGCTTGGCTATGATATGGCTTCCTTCTTCAATCTGAGTACAGAAGATTCGTTCCAGAAATTGCAAGCTGCCATTTCCGGTGAGCTTGAACCTATCCGCCGGTTGGGCGTTGATATTTCCAACGCCAGATTGCAACAAGAATTGTACAATTTGGGAATCAATAAAAGCATTAACAGTTTGTCTCAGGCAGATAAGGCACAGCTGCGCTATATTGCTATCATGAAGCAGACAACAAATGCGCAGACCGATATGGGCCGCACATTGAATTCGCCTGCAAACCAGATGCGCATTTTGAAAGCACAGATTGACTTGCTCGGCAGAAGCCTGGGCGCGGTGCTCATCCCCGCAATCAATGCGATTCTTCCGCCCCTGATTGCTTTTATTCAGGTTGTCAGAATGGCAATCAGCGCGATTGCATCGCTTTTTGGGCATACGATTCAGTGGGGCGATTTTCAGAGTTCCGGCGTAAGTGCTGCACAGGGCGTTAGCAGCGGGCTTGATGATGTCGGTGGGAGCGCAAGTTCTGCGGCAAAAGCTGTGCATGACCTGATCGGCGGATTCGATGAACTCAATAAAGCACCAGACCAGTCATCCGGCGGTGGTGGCGGTAGTGGCGGAGGTGGAAGCGGATTAGGTGACATTGGCCTTCCGAGCTATGACATGTTCGCCAACCTTGCAAACAGCAAGGTTACGAAATGGGTTGAAAAGCTACAAAAGGCTTTTGAGAACATCAAAAAAGTGCTTGAACCGTTTATGCCACTTATAAAAGGTATTGGCGCTGCTATATTAACGGCTTTTGCCGTTGGAGCTGTCAGCAAATTCCTGAAAAAGTTCAAGGATTTTATTACTAAAGCCGCTGCGGGAAGCGCTGTCTTTGAAGCATTGAAAAAAGCTGCGGGAGTTTTTGTTTCATCGCTAGAGTACGGGGCCGGTTTTTTGAGGTCTTTTTCTTTGGGGCTTCAATCGTTTAGAAGCGCACTCCCGGTGTGGGCGAAAGTAGCTACTGCCGTTGCTGTGGCGGTAGGAACCTTTGTCACTGCTTATGATGCAATGAAAAAATTCGGGCAGGGGGCAATGGATTTGAAAACCGCCGCAACAAACTGTGTGGCTGCATTTGCCCTGTTTGGGACGATCGGCGGCATTGTGCTTGGCCCAGTTGGTGTAGTGATTGCAGCGGTGGGAACGGCAGCCGGTGCGTTTTTGGGATACAGGAGTGCAATGCAGGAAGCCGGGCAGGAAATGGCGAACGAAAGCCAGTTCTGCCAGACCTTGAATTACATGATCGACCAGTCCACCGCAAGTATTCAGCGGGCAACGGATAACCAGCAGGAACTTAACGAAAAAATTCAAAGCTTTTCTGATGTCGGAACAAAGTATGCAGGCGTTCAAACCCTTGTCGATTCGATTTTCGATTTAAGCGAAAAGTCGAACAAATCCGCGTTTGAAGTGCAGCAGCTCCAGTCCCAGGTAGAATACCTTAATGGTATGGGCCTGGAAGGGTTGAAGCTGCACATGGACGAAACCGGAACAAAGGTGCTTGAAACTCGTGACGATGTAAACGCCCTTATCGAAAGCCTTGAAAAGGCCGCATATGCCGCAGCAGCGCAGGATTTGTTGGAAAGTGCATATAAGGCGCAGATTCAGGCGGAACAAGACCTTGCAGCCGCCAATGACCGCCTTGCTGCGAGCAAGGAAGCAGTCGATACAGCAACAACGGCGCTTAGCAATTATCGTAACGGTCTTTCCACATGGGGTGAAATGCTGGCTGATTTGGGTCTCGATGCGCAATATAACGCTTTGTCCGATTCTTTGAGCAAAGCGAACGAAGCCTACGAAACCGCAACAAGTGACGTTCAGGCGCAGCAAGAAGCCCTTACAAATGCCAATTCTGCGATTGATACCTACACCCAAAAACTTGTGGATATCAAAAGCGGGAACTTTGATATGGCTGATTCTGTAATAAGCTCTACAAATCAGGTTGATACTTCTATGGCGCAAGTAAGAGATTCTGCAAATCAGACTGCCGGAACAGTAACAAGCGCCAACAGTAATATAACAACGTCTGCTACAAATTCCGCTGCAACAATCAGTTCCAGCTATTCGGCTGCGGCACAAAGCGTACAGGGTAGCACAGGTCAAATGAGTAGTGCGGCAGAAAACGCAAAAGAACGAATGACCCAAAGTGCAAACAATACAGCAAGCACTTATGCGGCAAGTTTTGACAATATCAATTCTGGTGCAAGAAGAAATGCGGAAACGGTAAAAGATTCTGCAAGTAATGCCGCATCTGGCGTTGAAGATGCGGCAACCCGTTCCGGCAATGCACTGTCCGGCCTTCCAGAGAAGGCAAAACAATGGGGCAGCGATTTCGCTTCCTCTTTTGTAGATAGCTTTGTCGATACGTGGACAGTCCTTAAATCTGGATTTGAAGATGCGGCGAAATGGATTAGTGAACGGTTCCATTTTTCTGTTCCTGATAAAGGCCCTTTGGCTGATGCTGACACCTGGATGCCTGACATGATGAAACTGTTTGCATCCGGCATTGAACGGAACAAGAACAGCGTTATCCGCCAGGTTGCAGGGCTTAGTGCTTCCATGCAAAAGGAACTTACGGATGCACCTGTCAATGTCAGCGCAGAGGGCACGGTCGTTTCCAAACACGATGTCGAAGTATCCGGGAAGCAGTTTTCTTCTGCGCAGGCATACCGCACTGGAAATGGCTCCGCAGACGTTGTTGCAGCAATTCGTGCGCTTGGCACTATTATGGAGCGCAACAGTGATACCAAAGTTGTCATTAACGGCAGAGAGGTATTCCGCGCCGTTAAAGATGAAGCACACCGAGAACAAATCAGAACGGGAAGCCCCGCTTTCTAAGAGGAAGATATGAGCTTCAATAGCAAAGACACAAAAGGTTACTGGGCGGTCAACGGAACTGCGCTGTACAAGCCGCAGGGGTGTGAAATCACGCATGAGAACTATGTCGGCTCCAACAGTGGCCGCACAGAGGATGGCGTGATGCACATTGATTGGCTGCGCCGGGACTTGCGCAAAGTCACAATCAAATACAATGCCATGACAGGGAACGAAATGGACGAGCTTGTGGGGCTTGTTCAGGGCAAGGAATATACCGCAACATTCAGAGACAGGGGAAAGACATGCACGATGTCTGCTTATACAGGTGATTGCAAATATGAACTGTACAATGAAACCTTGTGTTCAAGCGAGGGCGGATTATACACCGATGTTTCCTTTGATATGGTAGAGATGTAAAGGAGGGAAGAATCAATGCTGAAAAACCTGATTGTCAAAAGCGATGGGACAGAGATTGATTCTTCCCTTATTTTGTCTTGCACATTGACGCAGACCTTGAATTCAGGCCAGGAATTCACGATCGGAAGCGCATGCACAGACGAAATAGAGGTCGAATACCTTGCGCAAGATGACAATCTTATTGCAAAAGGCGATGTGCTTACGTTGTACTGGGTGAATGACAGCGGCACAAAAACAAAAGTCGGCATATATTATTGCGAAAAGCCAAATTATCAGGGGCTTATGCGGGAAATATCCGGCACAAGCACGGTTTATAAAGTAGTGGCCTACGACACCATGTCCAAGCTGGATGCCGATTTCTCCGGTTGGCTGCACGCCAATCAGGCACAGTTCCCCAAAACCATCTGGCAGCTGGTTCAGCTGGCCTGCCAGCGGGCGGGGGTCGCGCTTGCCAGCAGCAGCCTGCCTATCAATGGCAGCTACAGCGTGCAGGCGTTCTATGCGGATGATTTAACCTGCCGACAGATTATCTCCTGGGCGGCGGAAGCGGCAGGCTGTTACGCCCACATGAATGCAGACGGCAAGCTGCAATTCTTGACCTACAGCGACAAGCGCAGCACTGCTAAAATCACCCCGGACGGTGCCAGCAACAGCACCGCCTATTATGCCGACAGTTTGAGCTATGAGGACTACACCGTCAAGGCCATTGAGAAAGTCCAGATCCGGCAGTCGGACAGTGACGTGGGGGTGATTTACCCCGACAGCACCACTGCCACCAACACCTATGCAGTGCAGGGCAACCTGCTGCTGACAACCGGAACCGAAGCCAACCTGAAAACCGTTGCCCAGAACCTGTACAACGTGCTGAAAAGCGTGACCTATACCCCGTGCAAAGTATCGGTGCCCAGCGGTTCCGGCCTTACCTGCGGGAAGATCGTGCACGTTAAGGACGCACGCGGGCGGGAGTTCGACACCTACCTGATGAGCGCCACAATCTCCTCCGGCAAGGCAAGCTTTGAAAGCGTGGGCAGTGCCAGCCGGGAAAGTTCCAGCGCCGTGAACAGCCAGAGCTACAAAAACCTGACCGGCAAGATGCTGGAGATCAAGACCAGCGTGGACGGCCTGGAAGTAAAGGCCAGCGACCTGACCGGCAAGTACACCGACCTGAAAGCAACGGTGGACGGGCTTTCCTCTGAGGTGAAAAAAGACACCAAAATCACCGGCGGCGGCAACCTGATCCTGGGCAGTGAGAGCTTCAAGAACGCCGAGCTGAAAGGCAACGCGGTCAGCGGCAGTTCGGTCACGTACAACGATACCGGCAGCGCGACCGTAACAAACGCAAACTCCAATCGGTATTTTGTTTTCAACACCGGTGGCGCTCGCATTACCAAAGGCGTTACCCTGTGCCTGTCCGTCATGTACAAACCAATTTCCGGCACCGACGGGTTGTGCCTGAGCCTTACGTATGCCGCCGACAACGGAAATTCTTACTATACCAGCATAACCACCGAAAATCAGCTTGAAATTGAGCAGACAGACGGCTGGGTGCTGCGGTATGGCACCTGGACACCCAACAACACCGGTATTCTGAAAACGGTCGAGCTTGGCTGCGGCAGCATAAGGGCGGGGCTTGGCGGCAACTACACCAACAAGTTTTCGATGCTTCACCCCATGCTGCAATACGGCAACGCGCCCACCGCGTGGAACGCCAGCTCCGGCGACTACATAACAGAGAAAAGTGCCAAAAGCCTGATCTCCCAATCGGCGGATGAAATCAAAACGGAAGTCCGCAGCCTGAAAGAAACCACCACAACCATTTCCAACGACCTGGACAGCACCAAGAAGGAATTCAAAACCGTTAAAGAATCGGTATCCGCGATTGACCAGAAAGCCGACAGCATTACCCAGACGGTAACGCAGCGGATCACCGGCGGCAACAATATTATCGCGGGCACCGATGACTGGAACAATGCGACCCTGGATGCAGGCGGCAATGACCTGAGCAAAAAGGGCAGCTACACCATTGATGGTGAATCCGTCCGAGTGACCAATAGGGCGCAGAACACCCGCTTCCACTTTGGTGCGGACAAAACGCTGGTGATTGCCAAGGGCATGACCTACTGCGCCAGCGTACTGTACAAGCTCAACTCTGGCACGGACAGCCTGTTTTTGCAGTTTGAGACCAAGAACAGCAGCGGCGCAAAAAGTTATTACGGCAATGCATTCAAAAATGCGAAGCAGGACATTGAGCTGGACAACGGCTGGAAGCTGCGCTGGGCGGCGTTCACGGCGACCGCGGACGGCTATGCAGACGGTCTGTTTATAAGTACCGCGGACGACAACGCCACCGTTACCAACGATCTGACCATCATGCACCCCATGGTGCAGATGGGCAACGCCCCCACTGCCTGGACGGCCAGCACCGGCGACTATCTGACCGCCAACGAAACCAAAACCGAGATCAAGCAGACGGTGAGCGAAATTAAGCTGACGGCATCCACCAGCGGCACTTCCAGCACCATCAAGCTGACGGCAGGCGGAACAGAGATCACCAGCGCACAGATCAACCTATCCGGCGTGGTGACATTTTCGGATTTGAGTACCTGGAACCAGGACAAGACGATCATCAACGGCGGCAATATCACCACAGGCCAGTTGCACAACCTAAAGTACAACACGGTGTACGATCTGGACAACGCCTGGATACGTATGGGCACCGAGGCCGGTGAGCGTGTGTACATCGACAACAGGCACATTGCCTGGTATGCCACCATCAACACGGGGACAATCGGGCTAACTGGTGTGTTGTACTCAGAGGCGGGCAGTAGCTACATTGGCGCGTGCAGCAAGTACGCCAAGTACGGCTGGGTCAACGGACTTGACCCCACATCTTACGTTGGGATGCAGATCACCTACAACCGCAGCGATGACAGCGATGCCGACTTTAACACGACCCGCGTTGGCGTGAGCGGCCAGCTCAACGTGCACAACCTGGACGTTTGGGGCAGCAAATCCCGCGTGGTGCCTACCAGCTTCGGCGCGGTCAAAATGGCCGCGTTCGAGACCCCCGTGCCGACCTTTGCGGACTGGGGTAAGGGCCGGTGCAGCCCAGACGGCTGGTGCCTAATTGCCCTTGACCCACGCTATGCGGAGACCATCGCCCAGTACGGGCAGCCCGCCTGGCTGCTGACTGACCTTGACGGCACCGGGCACCTGTGGGCGGAGGATTGCGGCCAGTACGCCATTGTACACGGCGCACCGGGGCAGAAATTTTCGTGGCTGGCTATGGCCGCACAGCGCGGCTATGAAGGCAGCTACGCCGACCGCAGCGACAGCAGCTATCCTGCCGGATCACCGGCAGGCGTTGAGCTGGCAGCCAGCACCGCCGCAAGAGCGCAGGAGGCCAGCACCGATGCCGCAGCTGACCTGCTCGCTATAGATACAGGCGCGAACGAAACCGCAGACATTCTTTTGGAGGAATTGCAATGAAAAAATTATCCGGCGTGGCGGTCGTAACGACTGCCGAAGGTGAGCGAGTGAGCTACACCTACATGGAACTGGACGGTAACGGCAACATCACCAGCCAGAACAACCGGGGGTCCTTTGTAGCCCTGGACGAAGAGGTTCTGGCCGCCATTGCCACACTGAAAAACGCCGTAAACGCGCGGCTGTAAGGAGGATGCCCCATGACTGACAACAAACGCATTAAAGAGTGCAAACGCAAAGTTATTGCTGCAATTAACGAAGCAAGGCTGCCGTTTGCCGTCACAGAGTTGATTTTGGAGAACGTTTTGAACGCCGTGCGCGAGAACATGGCAGCGGAAGAAGCAGCGGCGGCAAACATCGAAACTCCGAAAACAGAGGAAGAAAAAATGCCGAATTAAGGCGCTGAGGAGAAAAACGAATGAAACAGGGAACGCAATTTGCGCTGCCGGTTGAAATCGGCATGAGCCTGGACGAGGTAAGCCGGATCGAATTTGTGTTCAAACAGAAGAGCTGCAAAGGCTTTCCCGCCATCAAAACAAATACCTGGCCCGATGACTGCACCCGGCAAGCGGGGCAGAACATCATCCTTATCCCCTGGACGCGGGCGGAGACATACAAATTCATGGGCGGCGAGACGCTGTACATGGACACCCGCATCACATTGCGGGACAGCACTGATCAGCCGCAGACTGAGATCCTGGCTCTTAAAATGAGCCCGACCTTATTCCAGGAGGCGGATGGCTCATGATCCAGGTGCGAGTGGCTCAACAGAGCGCCGTATCGGTGCGCATTGCCGGAGCGGCACCCGTGCGGGTGGACGTGACCGGCACCGCAGTGGTTAGTGCGCCGGAGTATAGCGGGCCGTATGATATCACGCCGTTGTTTACGGCGCAGGTTTTGCCCACGGCGAAAAAACTGATGCAGAAAGACGTGACAATCCGCAAGATACCGCAGTACGAGGTATCCAACGATTCAAGCGGCTACACACTGATAATAGGAGATGAATACTACAATGCCCAATAAATACGTAAACAAGGTTGTTATCGGCAAGGAAACGAAACTTGACCTTACCGCAGATACCATTACCCCGGACAAGCTGGCAAAAGGTATCACGGCGCACGACAAGTCCGGCGCCCCTATTACCGGTACCAGCACGAAAGACGCGGATACCAGCGATGCCACCGCAGCTGTGGCGGAGGTTTTGAACGGTAAAACATTCTACGCGCGTGGCGCCAAAATGACTGGCACGATGCCCAACAACGGCGAAGTCAACGGTGAAATCAGCACCGTTTCTGGTAAGTACACCATCCCCATGGGCTTCCACGATGGCGCAGGCGGGGTGACCATCGCAGCGACCGAACAGGCCAAGCTGGTGCCCACAAATATCCGCGAGGGCGTTACGGTCCTGGGCGTGAAAGGCTCTATGAGCGGAAGCGAAGGTATGAAGCCGCAGGCCAAGATCGTTACGCCGACCTTTGAGCAGCAGGTTGTGCTGCCCGACAAAGCGTATAACTGCCTGTCTCAAGTTACTGTGCAGGCGATCCCGGCCACATACGTTGATAATGCGGCTGGCGGCCAGACGTTGACGATTGGAGGCTGAGCATGGCGGTCAACAAGGTTGTTATCAATGATGAAGTTGTCCTCGACCTGACCGGTGATACGGTGCAGGCTGCCGACCTGCCGAAAGGGGTAATTGCCCACAGTGCCACAGGGGCCAAAGTCACCGGAACCACAAACTATGCCGGTTCCAGCAACGCGGGCGGCTCCGCAACGAGCGCCGAAAAACTAAATAACAGCCTGACCATCAAACTGAACGGAACCAGTCAGGGCGCATGGGACGGCAGCAGCGCAAAAACCATTGACATAACGGCAGCCAGCGTTGGCGCGACAAGCGTTACGCTCAGAAGGTGGTGACAGCTGCATGGGTGTGTATTTAGGCAGCAATGCCGTTGATATGCAGGGCGGCTTTGTGACGGGTGGTGCAAGTGGGGCGAGTTTGCAGAGCAAGACCGTAAGCCCCAGTGAGAGCGCACAGACGGTTAAGGCCGACAATGGCTATGATGGTTTGAGCCAGGTTACAGTGAATGCAGTATCAAAAACTTATGTGGGAAGCGGCGTGACGAAAAAAAGTGCTGCGACTTATACGCCGGGAACGAGTGACCAGAGCATTGCATCCGGCCAGTATTTGAATGGAACCCAGACGATTAAGGGTGACAGCAATTTGACTGCGGCCAATATTAAGAGCGGTGTAAAGATTTTTAATGTGACAGGCAGTTATACCGGGAGCAGCAGTGGCGGAAACACGCCAAACTTGCAGACCAAAACGGTTACGCCCAGCGAGAGCACCCAGACGGTAAGCCCGGACAACGGATATGACGGACTGAGCAAAGTGACCGTGAATGCGATATCGAGCACTTATATTGGCAGTGATGTGACCAAAAAAAGCGCAGCAACTTACATCCCGAAGACAACCGACCAGAGCATTGCATCTGGGCAATACCTGAGCGGGACACAAACAATCAAGGGCGATGCAAACCTGGTGGCCGGGAACATTAAGAGCGGTGTGAGCATTTTTGGTGTGACAGGTACTTATACCAGCGGCGGGAGTTCCGGCGGCAATGGCAATAACAATGTGGAGGCTTATGCCATTACGGACACCAACCCCAGTGTGAATTTTAAGACCGCCAGCGGAACCATTAAGATTTGGGGCTATGGCACCATAACCAGTTCCGGCGGCTGGGGCGGGCAGACTACGAGCCTGGTCGCGTTTGAGGGCGACAAGTACCACAAGAGCGCCATATACGGCGGCCCAAGCAGCACCAACCTGAGCCTAAGCATCAGCAACGGAAAACTGACTGGGCTGCCGAGTGGACTATCCGCAATCAGCGCGATTGTGACGAGAGGTATATGATCATGGCAACTGATACAAAGCTGGACAGTTTGGTGATTAACTATCTATCACAAAGCCAGTACAACAATGCGAAAAGTTCTGGAACGTTGAATGCGAACCAGATTTATATGACACCAGCCTCCTCCAGTACCTATACGCTGCCTGCCGCTACCAGTTCAACCCTGGGCGGGGTGAAAATCGGGAGCAACATCACGGTGAGTTCCGGTACGATCAGCCTGACAAAGGCGAACGTGACAAGTGCTTTGGGGTATACACCGCCAACAACCGACACCAAGTACACACTGCCGACAGGTAATGCTTCGACCACGGGCGGCGTGAAGCTGAGCGATTCGACCAGTTCAACCAGTTCAACCAGTGGTGGGATTGCAGCAACACCGGCGGCGGTGAAGGCGGCCATCGCGGAAGCAAAACTTGCAGCCTGGCCGATTGGCAGCATTTACATGAGCGTAAGCAATACAAGCCCAGCGTCTTTATTTGGCGGTACCTGGGAAAGAATTTCTGACTGCTTTTTGCTTGGTGCTTCTGGTACTTATCCCGCAGGTGCTACTGGGGGCGAATTCGCCCATACGCTTACACAAAGCGAGCTACCGAATTATTCGCTGTCTGTGACCAACGGAAGCAACGTAATACGCTCCAAAACCGGAAGCTCTGCGGATGCGTATGTCCAAACGCAATCAAGTGGCTGGGGTATTCCGAACTGGGAATCCAAAACCGTAACAGTCGCCTCCGGCGGTTCCGGGGCAGCCCACAACAACATGCCGCCTTATTTATCGGTATGGATATGGAAGAGGACAAAATAAGGAGGATAAAAATGCGGCTGAAGAATGAAGAAGCCCTGCTGCATTGGCCCCTGGCCCAGCACATTATCACCGCGGGCTGGCTCTACAATGACGGCAGCCTGCACCGGGCGCTGGATTTCCGCGCGGCCGTCGGCACGCCGGTATACGCCGCAGAGGGTGGCACGGTGGAGACGGCCTACCGCTGGAACGGCAAACGCACCCAGGGAGATACCAACAGTTACGGCAACATGGTCAAGCTGCGCCATGCAACCTACAAGTACGGCACACTGGAAACGCTGTACGCCCACCTGAGCAAGCTCTGCGTGACTCAGGGCCAGCAAGTGCAGGAAGGCCAGCTGATCAGCTACAGCGGCGATACCGGCAACTGCTATGGAGCACACCTGCATTTTGAAGTGCGCTGGAAAGGCCAGCGTACCAACCCGCTGAACTGGCTGGATGCTGATTTCAGTATGGCCAGCGGCGCGGTAAAATTGGGCAGCTACAGCAGCGTAGCGCACAATATGAAGGAAGTGGAATACATGAATTATGCAATCGACGTGTCAAAACATCAGGGCAAATTCAACTGGCAGGCGGCGTATGACAAGGGCATCCGCCATGCTATGCTGCGCGCCGGGTATGGCCGCTACAGCAGTCAGGTTGACCCGCAGTTTGAGCGCAACTCAGCGGAGTGTGCCCGCCTGGGCATCCAGTATGGCGTGTACTGGTACAGCTACGCCAGTACCCCGGCGGAAGCCCGCCAGGAGGCCCGCTGCTGCCTGGCCGCGATCAAGGGCAAGCACCTGTGCCTGCCGGTGGCGTATGATATCGAGTACGAGCCGTGCATCCTGCGCCTGACCAACGCGCAGCGCACGGCACTTGTACAGGCCTTTTTGTCGGAGATTGAGGCCGCAGGGTATTACGGCATCCTGTATGCTAGCTGCGGTTTTATTCGCAACCGCCTGGACTACAAGGCGCTGTCCAAATACGATATCTGGGTTGCCCAGTATGGCAGCACATGCACCTGCCCCCTGCCGTATGGCATCTGGCAGTACAGCAGCCGCAACGCGCTGAGCGTGCCCGGCTACGGCACCAGCCTGGACTGCAACCGGGTGTATAAGGACTATGAGCAGCTGATGATCCAGGCAGGCTTGCAGGGCCACACCGCACCCCCGCCGGAGGATACCACCCCCAACAAGCTGGACAAGCAGCGTATTACCATTGGCCGTATCTCCAGCGGCGACCGCGCAACCATCCGCACCCTGTGCGAGGGACTGGGGCTGGTAACTGCTGGCCTGTACCGCGAAACCTGTGCAGATGGCAACCAGTGGATGCTGGACGTTGGGCCGGTATCCAGCGGCGACGCCTGGTACATTATGCGCAAGTGTGCAGAGCTGCAACTGATTGATGCAGGGCTGTACAAGGCCGAGTATGTGGGGTGATGCAATGAAAAAATTGTTTATCTCCCAGCCGATGCGCGGCAAGACCGATGAGGAAATCATCAAAGAGCGCAAGGTGTTGATTGCTGATGTGTACATGAAAACCCATGAGGAAATCGAGGTCATCAAATCCTTTTTCGAGGGCGCCCCGGCTGACGCAACGCCGCTGTGGTATTTGGGCGAAAGCCTCAAGCTGCTGGGCACCGCTGATTTTGTGGTGTTCGCCCCTGGCTGGCAGGACTATCGCGGATGCCGCATTGAACATGACGCGGCTGTAGCCTATGGAATTCCCATCGTGGAGGTGTGATGCCAATGCAGCATGTATTTTCGTTTACGATCGCGGAAGCTTGGGCATTTTTGATTTACGCGGCGGGTGCTGCTGCCGGACTGTATGCCGGGGGAGTGGCTATCAGCAAAGTAATCACCGCAGTGAAAAAGCCTAAAGCCGACCAGGACAAACGCATTACACAGTTGGAGGGCCGCGTTTCAGCGGTTGAGGGATTCTTGAAAAACGACAAACACCGGCTTGACCGCATGGACGAGGGACAGCACGTGACCATGCAGGCACTGCTTGCCCTGCTTGACCACAACCTTGACGGAAACAACATTGACCAGATGCAGAAGGCAAAGGAAGCCTTGCAGAAGCATCTGATCGGCTAAAAAAAGGAGAAAGCAAAATGGATATTTCTTTTCTGTCCGAATACATGATCCCCGTGATTGTTGGCATCTGCCTGTGCGTGGGCTGGATTGTCAAGCAGTGGATTAAGGATGTTGACAACCGGTATATTCCTACGATTTGCGCAGTGCTTGGTGTTGCGCTGGCCTGCTGGATGAACTGGCCTGAAATTACCGCTACCGTGATTTTGTCCGGCCTTGCAAGCGGGCTGGCATCTACCGGTCTACATCAGGCGTTCAAGCAGATTCTTGAGGGATTTGGCAATGGGAAGTAAGTTTGACTTCCGAATGAGCCGCAGCGACTATGATGACCTCTGTTTTGATCTGACAGATGACGAACACGCCGTGTTGGATTTGCGGCGGCGCGGGATGCACAATGCCGACATTGCGGCAGAGCTGTATTGTAGCGAAAGGACGGTTAATCGGAGAGTTAGAGCGATAAAAAGTAAATTAGGTTAGGAAAAGGCCTCTTGCAACAGTCTAAATTGCAAGAGGCCTTTTTATTTTTTAGTTATTTTCAGATCGGAAACAGAGCATCCGATAAAATCAGCTATTTTTTGAAGATTCTCCTCTCTGAGTTCAAATGTCCCGTCCATGTAGTAATATAACGAAGCTCTTGAAATCCCTGCAGCAGATGCAACATCTTGGACAGTTAAGCCTGCGGATTTGATCGCTTTCATCAGTGGGTGATTGGCATTTCTGGACGAGGAGATCGGTGGCTTTTGTTGCTTTTGCTTCGGTTCTGGAATATCTAACGGGTAACCAGTAGCTTCAGTAATTTTTTTCAACGTGGCTGGTCTGGGAGCACGGTATCCTTTAATGTATCCATATATCTGGTTTTTGGCTATTCCAGTTCGCTCTGAAAGCTCGCTTACTGTGATATTTGAGTAATTCATTGCTTTGACGATTTCGGAATCTTGATTCGAAAGGACTGATTTGACCCGCGCGCAAGAGGGGAGCGCATTAGCATCACAACCAAGGACTGCCGATATTTTTTGGACAGTTTCGGCGGTTGGGGTGATTCTTTCGGAGGTATAACTGTACAGAGCGGACGTGGATATACCGGTAGCACTTGAGAGGTCTTTGATCGACATTCCTGATTCTGCGATTGCACGCCCAAACGGTGAGTCTGGATTAGAACTATGCCTTGTACGCTTTTTACGCCTTGATGGATTTGGAACCCGGTATAAATTTCCATAATCTGGGTACAGCCTCGCAATGCAGCAGTTCAACGCCTCTGAGCGGGCAATCCGCTCGCGCCCAAGCTTTTCGCGCAAGTTAGTTGTTTGCGCGTCAAGCAGTTCTCTTTCGCCATTGTAGAGCGAGAGCGTGAACATAATCGTGCGTTCGGATGGCTTCGGCTGCGGAACATAGACTACTCGCCTTGAATTCTGAATCATAAGGCTGCGTACAGCAGCGCAAATTTCGGCGTTTCCCCCGAAATGTTCGTGCAACCACTGTGCCTGTAGCGGCGTAACTCTGAACTGGCAATCAAATTTTTGCGGCTCTTCCTCGAAATCTACACGTTGTTTGAGAAAATCTGCTTTGCATTTTTGCTCTGCCAAGTATCGCGCATCGGCTGCCTGTTCTTTTGTCTTGAACGACCCAATATTATATATTTTTCCATTATATCCAATTTGAGCGATCCACATTCCATTTGGGCCGGGACACACCCCTGTTATTCCAGACGTGTTATTTTTTCCCGTTCCGTAATTATCGTTATTCAAAAAATTTTTCCCGCGCAGACAGCCACAGCTTTGCACAATTTTGTAGATAAGATTGCCTTGCCGGACGTTGCATAATCTTCCGCAGTCGCAGCGGCAAAGCCAGACCCGCGACCAATTTCCGCAATCCATCTCTTGCATGCCTAGAACTCTAAGACGGCCAAATCGCCGCCCAGTAAGATCAAGCCGTGCCACTTTTTACCCCCACCTTACTTGTTAATAATGGCAAGAATTTTTGCGTTCGGAATAATTTGCTCTCCGTCATCCCAGCCGGATTCGCTGTAGTCTTTGCCCCCGATCAGAACTACATTATGGTCGCCATAGCAAGCCGATTTGGCAATGATACGTTTCAGCTCTTTCAGGCATTCTTCATTGTCTTCTTCGTCCATCTCTGTGCCGAGATAGTCGTCTCTGAACCCGACGCAGCACGCCCCGCCAAGCGTTTCCCCTGTAGTGTCATAAGTGGAACAATCGGATTCAAAGTCCCAATCATAGCTGTCACGGACATCAGCGCCAACATAGATATTAGCTACATCAACATCACTGGGAAGAACACGGACGCCAAACGCGTTATAACCATCTTTGTAAGCATTTTTAATCACATCAAGAAGTTCATCGCAGTTCATTATATTTGCCTCTTTTGTTTGGTTTGTAAAATGTTTTGTACTATTGTTAGTATAGCATACATTGCGTGAAATGTAAATATAAAAAAGAAAAATAAATAAAAAAGAAAAGCACTCAGCAAGCGCTGAGTGCTTTTCCCTCAAAAAGCTGTGCGTATAACGCCTTCAACATTTTTATCCACGATGGTCGGAATTGCTGACCATACCACCATCAACGGCATCCGGTTGTAGTGACATGTATACTATAGCATTTTGTGGCTAAATTGTCAACAGGAGACTTTGGAATCGAAACTTGGCGTAAAACTGGCATACTTATGTCGCGCGTTTGTACGTTGTTTTCTCTATAATTAAACTAGAGGAAACAAAAATGGCTTACACACAAATCAATCTAAATCCAGAAAACAAGCGCGTTGGAGATTGCACTGTTCGGGCCATTGCGGCGGGAACAGGGAAAAGCTGGGAAGATATATACGCAGCATTAGCACTTGAGGGCTATTTGCTGCATGATATGCCAACGGCAAATTATGTTTGGGGCAGTTATCTGCGGCGGAAAGGCTGGCAGCGGCACACACTGCCAAACACCTGCCCGGACTGTTACACCGTTGCGGATTTCGCCGCCGACAATCCGACTGGCGTATATATTCTGGCTATGGCAACGCACGTTGTCGCGGTCGTTGACGGCGATTGGCTTGATACTTGGGACAGCGGCGAAGAAACGCCACTGTATTATTGGCAGAAAGGATGATTGACTATGGCGTTTGGCGTACCGTATCAGCCCGGCTATATGCCGAACTATTATCCGATGGGGCAGCAGATGCCGTCGGCTATGCCAGATCAGCTTGCACAGCTCCGGCAGGCGGCGTATCCGCAGCAGCAGCCAACAGCGCAGCAGACCGCGCCTATTATATGGGTGCAGGGCGAAGAAGGAGCCAAAGCGTATATGGTCGCGGCAGGAAACAGCGTGCTGCTGATGGACAGCGAAAACAGCACATTTTATATCAAATCCACCGATGCCAGCGGTATGCCGCAGCCTTTGCGCGTTTTTGACTACTCGGAACGCACGGCAAGCCAGAAACAGCCCACACATACCGCGCAAAAGCCAAAAGAAGAATATGTCACACGGCAGGAGTTTAACGCTCTGACAGCCCGCTTTGACGCTCTGACGGCAGACAAGCCTTTGACGCGCAAGAAAAAGGAGGCAGACAATGAGCAACCCTCTGTTTAACGTTTTAGGTGGCGGCAAAATGCCGGGCGCGATGGGACAATTTCAGCAGATGATGCAGCAGTTTCAGCAGTTCCGGGCGAATTTTCAGGGAGACCCCAAGAAAGAAGTAGAAAAGCTGTTGCAATCAGGGCAGATGAGCCAAGCGCAGCTGAACCAGCTGCAAGCGATGGCGCAGCAGTTTAGGTCGTTTATGTGACAGGTTTAATCCGTGCGCACGGTTAGACAATAAAATTTATTTGAAGGGAGTACAATTATGAGTTTGTCTTCGGATGGCACTGTGATGACGATGCCTGTTCAGCCCGCGAATAGCGGTAGCGGCAATGGCTGGGGCTTCGGCGGTGACGGTGCTTGGTGGATTATTATCCTGTTCCTGTTCGTTTTCTGCGGCTGGGGCGGCAACTGGGGCAACAACGGTTTTGGCGGCAACGGCAGCACAGGCGCAGTTGACGGCTACATTCTCACCAGTGATTTTGCCAACATCGAACGCAAGATTGACAACGTAAACAACGGCCTGTGCGATGGTTTCTATGCACAGGCACAGCTTGTCAACGGCGTGCAGAACGCTATGCAGCAGGGCTTTATGTCGGCGGAAATCAGCCGCGCAAACCAGCAGGCGGCATTTATGCAGCAGCTGAATGCAATGCAGATGCAGCAGGCCAATTGCTGCTGCGAAACCCGCGAAGCGATTCAGGGCGTAAATTACAACCTTGCTACGCAGGCCTGCGACACGCGCCAGACTATCCAGAACGGCACGCGGGACATCATCGAGAATCAGAACGCCAACGCCCGCGCGGTGCTTGACGCGCTGACGGCGCAGCGCATTGAAGCTAAGGATGCCAAGATTGCAGAGCAGAGCCAGCAGCTTTTTGCTGCACAGCTTTCCGCAAGTCAGGCTGCGCAGAATGAAACGCTGAAAGCCTATATGAGCGGGCAGCTTGCCTATTACAACCCCCGCCCTGTTCCGGCTTTCCCCGTTCCCGCACCGTATCAGTATGGGAATTGCGGCACCTGCAACTGCTAAAACCGAATAGCAATAGCAACTGTTTCCAAATTGGAAACTGTTCAGCTCCGTGCTGATTTTGCAAAAAAGCGGCGGGGCAACAGTCCCGCCGCTATACTTATATGAAAGGATCGATTTTATGGCTGAATTTACGAATTCCAGTATCGTGAACATTGCCGCAGGGCAGAATGTGCCGCTTACCGAAACGGCAGTTTGCGGAAAAAGCTGCATTGTTCACCGTGCCGGGTCTGGCATTGTAACGCTGCGCGGTTTGACAAATCAGTGCAAGGCACGATTCAAAATTTCGTTTGGGGCGAATATTGCAATTCCAACTGGAGGAACAGTTGAAGCGATTTCAGCTTCTCTTGCAATCAATGGTGAGCCGCTGAATAGCGCCACAGCAACCGTGACACCTGCGGCAGTTGAAAATTTCTTCAATATTTACATTGCTGCATTTGTAGAGGTTCCTCGTGGATGCTGCGTAACAATAGCGGTGGAAAATAGCAGCACGCAGGCAATTTCCGTATCCAACAGCAATCTGATTGTTGAACGCGAAAGTTAAGAAAGGGGAAAATAACAATGAGCATGAAAGCAATGAATGACATCCGGGAAATGCTTTGTGATGAACTGGATGAAGTTTCCCGTCACGGCACTTTGAATGTTCGTGATCTTGACGTGGTTTACAAGGTCACACAGAGCATTGCCAACCTTGATGACATCATGGAAGAAGAGGGTTACAGCCATGATGGCGGTTGGGAAGCAAAAATGCGCGGGAGTTATGGCAACGATATGCGCCGTGACCGCCGTTATGCGGATGACATGCGCCGCCGGATGGACACAGACCAGGATGACCGCGAATATAAACGCCGCTATGCGGAGGATATGCGCTGAACAGGGGGTGTAAGGCTTGAAAGAGCTTACATACAAGGACTTTGAGGACTATGAACAGCGCTTGATGGAAGAAGCCTATTATTGCATGGGTGATGCAATATCCTCCAAAAGCCTGACAGAGTTTGAAAGCATTGTGCGCTGTTACGTTGCCATGAATGACTTTGCAAGAATGCTTCGCATCGCAAAAGATTCCGGCGACTTGAAACAATGGGTGCATAACATGGAAAACGCTGATGGCTCCACCGGCGAACACTGGACGATAGAACAGACCTCTACTTACATGGCCCCGCGTGGGATGGATTGCACAAAAGAAGAATTCTATGCGGCCATGAACATGATGTTCAGTGACTACTATCCGGCAGCTAAAAAGCACAACGTGAACATGGCTGAATTCTATGCAGACTTGGCGGCGGCATTCATCAATGACAAAGATGCTTCCAAAAACAAAGTGGAAAAATATTACGAGTGTGTTGTGGAATGAGTGAATTTTTGGAAACTATGAAAAGCGCAGACTCCGGCCATGCTTGGCGTGTGCTGGATGAATTCATGGACGCACTAAAGGAAGCAAAACCGGAAACGTATGCAGGATTGATGCACGATTTGAAAAGAACTAAATAAAAGTTTTGTCCATTATTATAGGGTGAGATTTGCAATACCAAATATAGGGCTGCAAAGTTTTCCGTCAAATTGCACAGGTGCAATTTTGGTGCACATGCAGTATTTTATACGATAATACGTTAATGTAATAGAGTTCGACTCTCGCCACTCGGACCAAAATGAATACGGCTGTTGCACCGACAAAAAACCGCTAAGTGACGATGCTTAGCGGTTTTTTCTTTGTTCAAATCTGTTCAAAAACGTTCAAAAATGTATATTATTCATGGTGCATTCATGGTGCAAAAATTTTATACATTGTTTTGCAATCCGGGTTATCGGGATTTTGGTGCGGATTTGGTGCAAAAAAATGCGCCGAAGTGGTTGAACCACCGCAGCGCATAAAAATTTTTTGGCAACATTAAGTAGGGGCATCCCTTAATTAACATTTGACAAAATAGCCTCAAGCTTTTTCCGTGCTTCCTCAATCATTTGGGGTTTAAGGGCTAAATAAACTTCATGAATCATTTTGGCGTTTGCATGGCCCACAAGCTGAATTGCAATCTCTTCCGGCACACCGGCCATTGCAAGCATGCAGACATATTCGTGCCGGAATTGGTGCCCACACACAGGAACCTTCCAATCAGTATATGCAACGGTTACATTCTTGCCGTGCTTTACAACGCTTTTGGTTCTGGGCACCGGCTTTGCCACGCCGTATTTTCGCCAGAACTTTTGCCACATACGATCATAGCGGCTTTTGCTTACAGGCTTTGTATCAAGGCCAATAATGTATGTGTCTTTTGGCATTTTGCGGATGGGCTGTAGGGCTTCTTTTAGCATGGAAAGCAGCGGCACTTGCCTGATTGCTGCCGGGGTTTTGCCATAATCCCTTATCACAGCGGCATTGCCCTTGTGCTCTATCGTTTTTGTGATGTGGATGATGTTTTTATCAAAGTCAATATCACGCAGCTGTATGGCGCACATTTCGCCCTTGCGCTCGCCAGTGCAAAGATAAGCCACCGCAGGGAGCGCATCGGGGTCAAGGTAATGTTCCTTTACCACTGCCACTTGCTCGTTTGTAGGGGGCTGTCGTTTGCCCTTATGCAGGCCGCGCGGCATTTTAGTTTGCGTTGCCGGGTTTATATCTCCGCGCCACTTTGGACTGTCAATCCAATACTGAAAGATGTTGTTTATCACAGTCTTTTGGTTTGATACCGTTGTGGCAGCCCGCCCTGCCATTTCAGGCCCGCGCAGAAATTCCGCGATCATGTAAGGCTCAATTTCCCGCATGTGGTATTCGCCAAACTCGTCAGTAGCCCGCTTAACGGCAGGCAGGTAGCTTTTTTGCGTTCCGCTTTTCATGCCCTGCACAACGCGGATATATTCTTTTGCAATTTCGCTGAACAGCGGCCCAGCATTTGAACGCTCTTCTTCAATTCGTTCCTTTTCTTCCTGCTCTTCTTTGGCATCCTCAACCTTTTGCCAAACCTCTGCGGGCGTCTTAGCTGAAAATGTTTTCCAAACGCCACCTATCATCTCTTTGCGCTGGTATCTTCCGTCTTTTCGGTGAAAGAGCCCAACTGTCAAATCCTTTTTCATCTTGCAGCCCTCCAAAAAATGTTTTATAATGAAACCGTCAACTTTTCATGTTGACGGCCCTTTATCCCTTGCTGGTGCGTCACCACCGGCAGGGGATTTTTGCTTTATATGTACCTCTCAAAATACTGTAGTGTGCTATATCGGCACAATTCCTTATTTCTTGGCACATCTAGCCGTGCTGCAGCCTTTTTATAATCTCTTATATACTGTTCCATTTTTTGCCGTACAATAAACTCTTTTCCTTTTAGAGAATTAAATTCATCTTGCCGGATGTGCGGCCTTTGGGAACGATTTATATATTCAGATTTAGTTATAACAACGGCTTTTGAAAAATCCAGACCACAGCCTGCTGCTTCGTTTGTCCAAAGCACATGCTTGTGCTTTATGTGTGACCGCATGGGCACAGCAAACAAAACCCCGTTTATTTTTACGCATATCCTTATGTATGGACGTGTTGGCTTTTGCTCTATTTCGGCGCAGCCAATATAATCCTGATAAAATGATTCGGACAAATAAATGTAATCCAAAAAAGAATGCCCCCTCAAATCAATGAGGGGGCGGCTCTTCAATCGAGCTTTCTTTATTTTCCGTTCGTGGCGCTCTACCACGAAGTCAACACTTGAGCTTTCTTTTTCCCGCGACAGCCGCGCTCTACGGCTGTATCTTCGCAAGTTTCCTTGCACCCTCATTATAATAATTCTATTTTATATTTGCAATGGGTTAGACAAAATTCGGCAAAAAACTTGCCTTTTTTATTTTTCCCTTGCGTTATATTCGCCGTTGCCTGCCAGAACGGCAGCTTCTCCGGCTTGCAGGCATATTTGCAGGTGGTCAAAGTCCGGCTTGATGCTTTCCGGGCAGTGGTCATTCCCAGTTGCGGTATCTATCCGGTAGTTCTGTATTACGGCCTGACAGACGCGTACACGGCTTTGCATGGACGTATGAGCGTTAGCGCATAACAAGTCTATCTGGCCCGCCCAATCGCTCCCATGCGCCCCACAAAGGATATATAGCAGGCGGCGCTTGTACAGGCCCGGCATCTGGGCAATATAATCAGAAAGTGCCTTGTCTACCTGCTCGTCCGTCCAGTTTGGAGTATCGGTATCGCTAAATGCAGACGGCATCCAGATGCGCTGCAGCCAGCGCCAGGGGGATTGTTTGCAGACGGCGAACCACATCAACAGATCATCGTTTCGGATAGGGGAAAGCCCTTCTTCCCAGTTGCGCACCGTGCGGATGTTCACATCCATCTGCCGGGCTACATATTCTTGCGAAAGCCCGGATTCCAACCGGCACTACGAAAGAATAAGTCCTTCACGTTCTCTGAAATCAGCTCTACTTTCCATTTCATCACCCTCAATTTTTTACATGTTTTGCGCTCTAAATGCGGTAAGATTTTTATACAACAACAGTTAAGGAAATATAAAGAAAAAAATATTCAAAAAATGCCATGGAAATAAATGGAAGCCATGGCATAAAAAACATGTTAAGATTCTTACTGTAGTCAAAAAACACAGGAGGAATCAACAATGAATAACGTGGAACGTCTAAAGAATTACCAAAACCGTAATGCGGCAACCATTGAAGCCTTGTATCGCGCTGTGCTGCAAGACCGAGCACGGAGGGAAAACAGCCATGAAACTGCCTGATTTAACCACCCCACCAAAGCATGGACGCAAAAGGCCGAAAAACCGGACAGTAAAGCGCGAAACCTGAAATTTGTGCGTTTTGCTAATTGACCGTTACGGCAATCTGTAATAAGATGTAAGTACAACACAAAGTTGTCAAAATGACAACTTACAACTAAGGAGTAAACAATGGGCCAGGTGAATAAAAATCTTGTTTCGCACTCAGACCATAACTTTGCACTGTTCCGGTTTAACGATCAGGGCCAGATTTGCCTTGATGATTATGTGATACCCTGGGTAACGCACTTTGAAATGCAGAACTTTGCAAAGGGAACCGCGCAGCTGAACCTTGAAATCATCGTGCGGTTAGATAAAGAAATGACCCTCCACGAAGCGGAAAATCAAAGCAACGACTTCACCGATGATGGAATCAGCCCCGCTTTTGAAAGCGAAACTTCCAAATCTTCTTTTGGAGCTGTTGCGAAGAAAATCATGGGCCTTTGATGACAAAATCAAAATTGTCCAGCGCCCTTCCAAATCGGAAAAGCCAAGTTCAAAGTATCCTGCCATTTTCAGATAGTTCAGATTAAAGTTCAGCTCATCATAATAGTATCTATGCCCATTATAGCAGAACATGCGGCATGACTCAAATGTGGCATAACTGGATGGCCCGCATTTTTCTTCACAATATAACAAGATATCTTTTATGCACTGATCGTTTATTTTCATATTTACTAAAAGGATATAGAATATGTTACTTTATAAAGGCTATACTACAACGCCGGAATACGACCCATACGATAAAATCTATTACGGCAAGATTGATGGTATCAAAGATTTGGTTGACTATCACGCAGAAACCGTTGACGGCATCGAGCAAGCGTTCATCAACTGCGTGGATGATTACATTGCGTTCTGCAAAGAGATCGGGAAAGAACCGGATGCCCCAGACGAAAAAAATCAGAACCAGCCGGATGAAAACATTCTGGCCGCATACGAGAAGATTCGGCGCTTGGGCAATATCCAGAGCACCATTTTCACCATTGCGGATTACCTTTACACCGCCGCATGGGTATGGTTTGGGCTTACAATTCTACTTTTTATCATTGCCGCTACTGTGAAAGGATGAAGAACATGATTAACGAAGATTTTCTGCGCCGCGAGATGAACGACATCAAAGCATCCAACGGATACACCATTGGCACGTTGTTGCTGGTACTTCTGCCCATCGGGCTGAGTATTGTAATGCAGCTGATGATTCTCAAGCTGATTTTGGCCTGAGTGACAGTGATCTGAACGGAGGATATAAAGTATGCTACTTATTGTATTACTTGCGATTTTAACCATCGTCTTTGGCTGGATTTCATATGCGCTGTTAGATGCGTTTGGAGAACAAATCGTTTTCTTCGTGGCGCTTGTGCTTGCAATAGCATCCGGCGTTTGCGCTGTGGTTTTCGGCGCAACTGCGCTCGCTTACCGAATAGGATACAAAGCGGACAAAATCAGCGCTGAAACACGTTATCAGGGAATCATCCACCAGATTGAAACTGTTAAATATACGGATGATATCGCGAAAGAACGCCTGTATGAACAAATCATTGCATGGAATCAGGATGTAGAGCGGGGAAAAGTCATTTCTGGAAGCCTCTGGATTAGCTGGAGCGTTTCACCCGTCTACAATGATTTGCAGTGTATTGAATATCCGGATTGGGAAGGCAAATAATACAACCCCACTCAAGAGAGAAACACACACTAGGAGGAACATATGCAAACAAAGAAATATACTGCGGCAGAACAGGCGGAAAACATCAGCAAGCTAATTGCAATCCTGCATACCTTTACGCCGGATCAGATGACCGATTTTGTAACTGGTGCGCAAGATTTAATAGAGCGCTTGCAAGCCGAGGATTCTTTTGGCAAAGAGAAATAATTTCTTGTACATCTTGCGGCAAACTCGATATTAGCCCATCGCTTTGTGCGGTGGGCTTTTTTTCGTTTTCGGTATCCCCGCGCAAGTCGTCAACGGTGACTCCTAGCAAACTGGCAACATCGGCTAGCATATGATCTGGCAAATCGCGCCCGTTTGCTAGCATTTCAGACAAATAGCCACGACTTTTCCCAAGCTCTGTACTAATATGCGTGAAGGCAATTCCTTTTTTCTTTGCTATTTTCTTAGCTTTTTCCACGTATCGCACACAAATCACACCATTTCTTTGTACATATTGCTAATTCGCTAGAAAATGCTAGAAAACTATTTACATCTAGCATAAATGCTAGTATAATAGATAGCACAGAGGGCAACAAAAAACCAAGCCCCCTAAAATTCAGCGGACTAGCTAAAAATATGCTGTTATATCTCGCAAGTTCATAGTAGCATATTTTCTAGCAATAGTCAACTAGAAAGGAGCTTTTGCTAGGTGAATATTTCAAAAATTGATGCGCTGTGCCGAAAAAACAATATTTCTCGCACAATCCTTGAGGAACGCGCCGGAATCTCAAACGGCGCACTTGGCAAGTGGGAGAAATCTCCTTACGGCCCAAGCATCACAACGCTAAAGAAAGTGGCTGACTATTTCGGCGTGCCTGTTGATTATTTGCTAGCCGATAACTAGAAAGATGGAAACAGCCGTAAACGAGCTGATTTGCGAAAAGAAAGAGGTGAAACCTTGAAATGCTCCCGCAAGCGCATCATGCAAGGCGCAATCCTGACCAATCTTGCAACTGCTCAAAAAAATATGGCATCTGCCGAAAAGGTAGATGCCAGAGGGCTTATTCTGGTGAGCAAGTTTTTACTCCGCCTGTTGAATAAGTTGGATGATGAGATGGTACAGCTGGTTACGCAAGACCAGCAACAGAGGAACTAATACCCAGTAAACAACTTGTAAGAGCTTTGGTATTAAATGATTTTCTGACACACCTAAATAATCACAAAGTTTTACAGGAAGAAACAAAACCAACTGCACCCAATACAGAGGGGAAAAACATTCCCTCAAGTTCATTAGAAAGGTTCCCTTGACTTTAGCGAGCATGTTTAATGCGTCCGCCATAACATCACTGCGTTTTACGGACAAATTTTCAAGAACGCTGACTTGAACGGATTGATAGTTACCATAGCCAATAGGTTCAACAACCGTAACAGTCGAATCTGGAATTTTTGCCTGTTTAAGCAGCTTTTTAATCGGAGCAGTACAGCTTGCAAAATCTGTTTCTTTTCCAGTTATGTACTTTTTGTATTTGCGCTCATAGTAATCGGCTCTAATATACCCAGATAGGCAAAATAAGATTCTATACCCTATGACCACAATGAGCGCTAAGACAAAGTAGTTCAAACTATTGCACCCCCTTTCTAATGGCGATTATATCATGCAGAACCGCAGCGAGCAATGAATTTATGGCTGGAGGTGAAACAATGAACGATAAAAACGCAACCCACACCACTGGGATGAGCGATGCGGCAAAAGAAGCCCGCCGGGCTTACTACAAAGCGTGGCGAGCAAAAAACAAAGAAAGAGGTGAAACCCAGTGTTCCCAAACCTATTGATTGAGCTTAAAAAGCAGCGTTGTACGCAGCAAGACCTTGCGCAGCATATTGGCATTTCCCGCGCTACCATGCAAAACAAACTGACCGGGCGCTCGCAATTTACCCTGCGCGAGATGAAAGCCATTCAAGGGGCGCTCAAAGGCTGCACGCTAGATTACTTGTTCACTGAATGTAGCACGGAGGTGGAACCTTGATGCAGGACAGCAAAACACCCCCGCCGCTCTCTCCGCCCTGTTGGCGCTGAATCTGCTGTGCGGGCTGTATTTTAAGGAGGAATCCAACCATGAAGAAATTTGAACTTACCGCCGAATTTGTAACGAACGTTTTCGGGAAGAAGCTGTTCCGCATTAAGGCTCTCGTTGCTTTTGGCGACGTTGAGAAGGGAGAACTCGGCGGATTTATTGAGAAGGAAGATAACCTTTCCCACGACGGCAATGCGTGGGTCTACGGCAATGCGCGGGTCTTCGGCAACGCGCAGGTCTACGGCAACGCGTGGGTCTACGGCAACGCGCAGGTCTCCGGCGACGCGCGGG